GATACGCGCAATGGTATCATCGACCGGGATGCCGCGCTCAAAAGGTAAATATTGACGCAACCACGCCAAATGATATTCCCCGAACCGTTTAATGTCCGTCCAACCTTCCGCACCGGAAATGACGGCGCTCATGGTCAGAAAAATGATTTCAAGAAAAGGATATTTTTGGTTGATATCTTTACGCGGGTCTTCCAATTGACCGAAAAAGCGGAATAAGTCCATGACGTTACCTTGTATTTTAACGTATTAAAGGCTTATTAGATCATATTTTGAGGAAAAGTGCGATCTTGCCCTGTCGATGATGAACGCTTAGCGATCAATCTTTCTTTGAAGATTAGCTAATTGCTGTGAAATATTGGTTGATGGATTTTCTTGTTTACGACGAGAACCCGCTCCTTTTTTGGCTGCCGCAGATTCGGTATGTTTGCAATCAGGGTAGCCACTACATCCCCAGAAACTCCCTTTTTCGTGGTTAATTTTACGCATGATTTTACTGCACTCCGGACATTTTTTTGTTTGAATACCGGAGAGGTTGACACCACTTTGTCGAATGCTGTTTACTAGCTGTTGAATAAATTGGGCTTGTTTTGTCATAAAATCAGACAGGCTGAGTTTACCCTCGGCAATTTGATTCAAGGCCTGCTCCCAAAGTGCGGTCATGCCGGGATCTTTGATGATTGCCGGCAAACTATCAACCAAGGCATGCCCAGACTCGGTAGCAACCATGTATTTTTTCTGTTTGATCTCACAAAACCCTTTGGTTACTAGGTTACTGATAATCCCAGCGCGTGTTGCTTCAGTACCGAGTCCTTCTGTTTCGCGCAGTTGTTTTTTCAAGCGTTCATCTTGTACAAAGCGCGCCGCATTTTTCATCGCACTAATTAAATCGGCTTCAGTATAGTGTTTTGGTGGCGTGGTTTTCAGTGATTTTGCACTGATATCTAAAATCGTACAAATCTCATTTTTCTTCAGCTGCGGCAGCCCCTGTTCCGCACTTTCTGCCTCCGAAGTGGGTTGTCGAGCGAATAACGCTTGCCAACCTGACACCACTACGACTTTGCCTGCGGCAATAAGATAATGCTGACCGACATGCAGTTGTGCTACGGTTTTATCCACTTCAAAGTGCGGTAAAAACTGCGCCAGATAATGACGGCGAATTAAATCGTAGACTTTCAGCTCTTTGTCCGACATTTTACTGATATCGATTTTTCCGGTCGTTGGGATAATACCGTGGTGCGCAGTGATTTTGCTATCATTCCAAATCCGAGATTTTTGTGTCAAATTGAGGGATTTGATCACTGCACCGAGTGAATGATCGGCATCGTATAGTCGCTGCAACACAGTTTTGACTTCGGCAAACATCGATTCAGGCAAATACTCGCAGTCGGTGCGAGGATAGGTCGTTGCTTTGTGCGTTTCATACAAGGATTGGGCAATATCCAGCACTTCTTGCGCACCCATTCCCCAATGTTTACCACAGGCGACTTGCAATGAACTCAAACCGAACGCCAATGGTGGTGATTTTTTCTCCCGTTTGGTTTCCACTTCAACGACGGTTGCCTTACCGATACGTTCAATATCAGCAGCAGCCTGTTGAACAAGGCTCTCCGATAAACAACGTCCATCTTCATCACAATAATCCACTGGCGCAACCCAAGCTGCATTGAACATTTGCTGCTGTTGATTTTGTAGTGAGGTAGATAACGTAAAATAAGGCTTAGGGATAAAATTCGCAATTTCACGGTCACGATTTACAACCAGTGCGAGAGTCGGACTTTGAACACGTCCGACATTCATGACGGATTGATAACCTTTCATGCGCGATAAAACGGTGACGAGACGGGTTAAATTCATGCCGACCAACCAATCCGCACGGGCGCGTGCAAGACCAGCATGATAGAGCGGTACGGTGTGTTCACCGGGGCGGAGTTGTTGCAGGGCTTTGCGTACACTGGCTTCGTCAAGAGCGGAAAGCCATAATCGTTGTACTGGACCACGATAGACAAATAAGTCTAACAGTTCTCGTGCTATGACTTCACCTTCTCTATCGGCATCGGTGGCAACTACCACAAGTTGTGCCTTTTTGAGTAGGATTTTGATAACGTTCAATTGTTTTGTTGTTTTGGGATTTTTAACTAATTGCCATTGGGTTGGTAAAATCGGCAGGGTATCTAATTCCCAGCGTTGGTATTGCTCACCATAGGCTTCCGGAGACGCCATGCCAACGAGATGTCCGACAGCCCAAGTGACGACAACACTGCCATCATGGGTACTGATAAAACCCTCACCACGTTTGGTTGCACCTAAACAGCGACCAATATCTTGTGCTTGACTCGGTTTTTCACAAAGAAAGAGTTTCATGCCTCATCTCCTAGTCCAAGACCTGCATCTAGAAATTGGCGAAGCTCCTCCGTGCTTTCTCGATACTTTGCCAGCAACTGATGTTCTTTTTTCTGCATCAACACTTGATGAGGAATACCGGTGATCAGGTAATGAACATCAAAGCCCAAACCAGCTAATTTGACCAAATATTTAGCCCGAATCTCCTGCTGCCCGAATTCGTACTTACATTGTGTTCGAGCAGATACACCTGCTAACCGCGCAACATCTATCTGTCTCAACTGCAATCGTTTACGTTCGATTTTCAGTCTAATGCCAATTCCAACCATTACAGCTGCATCTTGAATATCCATACATTCCCTTTTATTAATCAAAATCCTGTTATTTGACAGGTTTATAATAGGTTTGTAGAATCAATAAACAACAATAAATTATTTTTAGAACTTGGTGAATTTTATGTCTATTCAAGAAGCATATTGTATTGAACTTGGACGTGTTGTATCGATTGTTGAGGCGAGATATGAATTCCTTAGCCAAAATACGCCAAGAAAGCATGCCGAATATCATTTTCTATGTTCCACGGAATCATGTAGAACGGCGGGAGTAAAAATAACTGGAGCATGTTATAAAGAATTACCGGAAGAACATAAGGTGTCTCCTTACTACAAATATTCAGGGAAAAATAATAATCCGCATTGTTCTGATTGTGAATGGCTGACTCATAAAATAAAAAAATATCAAAATGAGTCTGATAAAGAATTTAAAGTAAGAAAATCAAGAGCTAAACTCCACGATTACATTGATGAATTTCATATCTCACCAAGAGAAGATGATGATACTATCACCCAAAAGTCGGATAGGAAAACACATTCTGCCGAAACAATCGCTGTCTCAAAAAATACAATACAAAAATCAATAACGTTAAATAATTTCCCCAAAATTGTTAAAACCGGCATGCTTGCCAGATTAATTGAATACTATCTTAATGCGCGGCTTCAGTTTGGTAAAACCGATATTTGGTGGGAACTTCCTCTTAAAGTTCCTGGTACATCCATATCTCATCTACACCAATTTTTCAGAAGAACTGAAGTGGCAATATCACAACATTTGTTTTGTGTTTGCATAGGGAATGTAAAACTTAAAGAAACAGACTCGGCATTTTATTTTATTTTTCGCAAAGGATTTAAAAATGCTGATATGGATAAAGAAACTCCTATATATGTAACAATCAATAAAAGTATCTTTAATCAATATAGATACAGAAGAATGTTGCGTGCTCAGATAGATAAAAATCCATATCCTGAGAAATTTTTTAAGATTTACTTCATTCCTAAAATACAAGATTTATCTTTGAAAACAATAAAAGATAAACATAATAGAGATATGGATATTTATCTTTTTGAAATAGATGACCTTAATATGATTCACATTGTAAATTACAGCGATTTAAAAAAATACACTCAAACTTGATTTTTCTTTCTTTGAGAAAGGTGTTGAAGAAATGGATGATGCCATTTACATCAACCGAATCATATAGGTAAATTTCACCTTCTGTGGAAATAAAAGAGAACTCATTAAACGAGATATATTTTGATTCGGTCAGCGTTAAGATATAGGTGTTTTCATTGCAATTATTACCAAACTCAAGTGAATGCGCCACACATTCAGGAGAAACTCGATATGACCAATGATTTAATTGGATAGATGTGCCGCTATCTACTTTTAATACCGTAATTATAACGGTTACGAGTTGTTCGAGTTTATTTCGATATTTAGGATTTAGAATGATATCACCTGTGGCGATGTTTGTATTAAATAGTAAGTCTTTCATTTTTAATTCCTTAAGTTGATAAAGGAAAGGCTGGTTAAAACAGTTGTTTTCACCCTTGATAATAATTTAATGCTAAGTTAAATATGATTTTTGCAACCATATTAAAGAATGCAAAAATCAGACCGGTTATTAAAATATAATCAGTCAGATGATTGAGGTTTTTAAATTTAGCTTGTATAGCAACGATTATAGAAATACTTAAGGGTACAATAATATAAAAATAGTTAATATGCAAAATAGTGCCAAGTTTAAATAATAGGCTATATCCCACTATAATGCATAACAGAATTGAGTAATCAATAAACCTCATCGCTAGAAATCTTTTTTGTACAAGAGACGCATACTAAACAGCTTTTATCCTATTTTCCGGCTATCCGCTTGATTCGCAATTACAGCTTTTTTAGACTTCATTGTAGATTTCCAACGTTGTCTTTTCGCAATTTGTTTAGGATTTGATTCATAGCATGCTTTACACCAAGAATGTAATCCCCATTTGCTTTTTTTCTCTTTATAGAAAAATTCAAGATCTGCGGGATAATACTCTTTGCAGCAAGAGCATTGTAATTCAATACCGCATTCAGTTTTGGTGAAATTTCTTGCCATATAACACACCATATGTTTTAGCCATTAAAAATCTTATGGCTAATTTTATTCCTTATAGAATAATAAAGTTCATCAATTTGTTTGTCATTTTCGTTATTTTTCTCCTGAATTAATTGCCACGTTTTCGCTCCTTTTTGGTCACTTCCACCCGTAGCTTCGTAAATTTCTCCATTAATCCCTACTAATAACGTAAAAGGGCGTTCTGTGTGGGCTTCGCACATTTCCGCACACCAACCGTAGGCTTTACCTTGATAAATACGAATATAGCCTTTTTCAAGCATTATCGGGTGCAAATCGGCATAGGTTACCCGATATTCATATGCAAGCATTCTAAGGTAAAAAGGAAAATCCGTGATTTTTTGATCTTGCATTTTTAATCCTTATTAAAACTCTTTAATCTCTAAATACTTTTAAGTTGGATGGTAAAAACCCACAAATATTAGTTTCCATAATATCAACAACTTCAAAAATATTATCTTTCCTCACAATTTCACCATCGTTAAAAATAAAATCAGGTTCGATGTAATAAAATTTTCTCCTCCAAAATTTTAGTTATTTATAATCGTTTTCACAAGAAAGAATGCAATTTTTTTGAGGGATAATAATTTTCTTATTGGTTTTTACTGAAACATAGGTATAAGTATTGCCTTCCCTGACTAATTGGCTACCAACATCACTCATAAACATATTTCCGTTAGAATAGCACTCTATGTTATATTCTATTTTTTTATCACTTTCTGTTTTTTTATCTACTTCAGAGTAAATTTCTAAAACAAATAAAAGAATAAGTGAACCAAATAAAACAGTGACTATCCAGCTCAAAGGAATTTCATCCATTCTCATTTTTCATCCTCTCACATTGTTTGCTAAAATTAAGCGACAGCCATCAACATAGCGTATTTTTTCGCTATCGGTACTAGTCCAGCGGTATCCAAAGACTCGAATCTTCACTCTTGCACTGGGCATTTCTTTCACTAAATTACAATACATTAAATACTCAATTGGTGGTTGATTTCTACCATTACAATAATGCAAACACGCTAAGTAATATCTGCTATCTCATTTCTCAGGCACTTGCTCTTTACTGATGATATACCGCATGGTTTACCTCTTTTTATTCTCATTAACATACTGCAATAAATCATCATCAGATAATTGTTGCAATCCTTTCTCTATTACAACTTGTAAAATTTCAGTTTCTTTAAGCATAAATTTTGTTTGAATAATTGTAGATAGCGTTAATTCTTCAATTTTTTTCCATGCATTTTCATTGATATACTTTGTTGGCATATCGTCTCCTTATTGTATATATTATTTTCTTGCTAAATTGAATTATTATTTGTTAGATTATAGAAACTATAAAAATAAGATATAAGAAATTATTTATCAGACTTGGATAAAAAAATCCCGGCGTAAGCCGGGAAAATACTAAGGAGAATAACCATATCATTACTATTTTGTTGAACGAATTAACCGTTCTTTTGCTGATTGTAACCAACGCTCAGTTCCGGAGGCTTCCCATTGGATATTGACTTGGTTTTTACCTAAGCGTTCAATTGTTACTTCCAAGTAGTTTGAATCGCCAAAAGAACCTGAGACTTGATAGAAATTACCCGGAATGGCTTGATAGACTTTGTTGTAATCATAACCATTTTTCATAATGCCGGTATGTTGTGCGGAAATGGGTTGGAAGCCAAATTCACGTCTGACTTTTAAAAAAACATCATCAACATTACCTCTTACTTGAAACTCACCGCTTTTTTCTTGTTCGGCAGTTGTTATCCCATTTTGGCTTAATCCCTGATTAATTTGCCCCGCCCATTGTCCAACTTGGTTGTTAAGTGCGGTCATTTCGGCACAACCGGTTATGCTGAGCGTAAATACAGACATGATTAAAAGGATTTTTTTATTCATAACATACTCCTAAAAAATGATAACTTGGTCGCTTATTTTTAACTACGCCGACCAAACGTAGGGCTAGTGTGGTGTGGTCATGCAGTCCCAAAATCAAATCAAAACGGAATTTCACCATCATTAAAATCAGCAGGTGGTTCAGGTTGCTCTGCCGGTTTTGTATTGGCTGCTTTTGGATCGAGTAATTGCAAGTTTTCAGCGATAATTTGTGTAGTCCAGCGTTGGATACCGTTATCATCAGTCCATTTTTGAGTGCGTAGGTAACCGTCAATATAGACTTTGCTGCCTTTATGCAGATAATCTTTAGCAAGCTCAGCTAATCGACGGTACAGAACGATTCTATGCCATTCCGTCAGTTCTTTGGGTTCCCCGGTTGTTTTGTCTTTCCAAACACGGCTGGTTGCAACACTAAGCGTTGCAGTCATATCGCCGTTTGGCATTGAACGGATTTCTGGGGCTGCACCGAGGTTTCCTAAAATTGTGACTTTATTGACTCCTGCCATAAAAAACTCCTCTTAGAAAAATGATGTTGTGATTATTCACCAGTCAGGATTAAAAATCGCTACTAAACTGATTATGGATTCGGTAACGTTAATTTAAAGGAGTAAGGGATCCCTTTTTCGTTAAGGTAAGGGAGCCTGCTCCCTTACCTTTAAAAGGCCTTTTAGTGAGACGATTACAAATAGGCTTTTTCAGGGATTACAAACGAGGTTTTTCAGGGGTTACAAACAGAGAAGAATGTAGTGTTTCATCGACGGACTTCACCTTTTTTGTACAATCGTTCAATTGCCGCAGCATAAAATTTAGAACCGATACCTGCATATTGATCAAAATCCGATTTTTTTCGGCTGCGGCGAGCAACTGACGAATTTCAGCCGATTGTTGATCGTCTGCGACAATCGTTGTCCATACACTATCTCCGGTAGCTCCATTTAATGCACTGCGCCAGCGCAAAAACGTTCCGCCGGATGAAGAGGCTTTATCCTTAATCAGGTAGATCGGCAACAGACTGAAATCACTCATACGAAATTGTTTGATGATGTCATCTTGATACGCATTCAGTAACTGCCGAATCGAGTAAATTTGCTCGGTGAGCAATTGATAATCACCGATAGTATCGAATTCACTAAATAACTGCTTCAGCGCCCCATTCAGCGCCGTATTTTTAGCGATATTCTTATACATATCAGCCGGGATAAAGCTCGTCATATTGCCTCTCTATAGTTTTTTGTTTATTCATCTATGACAGCGGCTGTGCTTATTTGAGTTTCGACTTGATTGACAATATCGTTTTCAATATCAGCTTCAGCAACACTTGGTTTGCGGATATAGGGTGCGAAATTGGCGCGTTGTCCACCGGATAGGATCGCAGGCGGAAGGGTATAGCCCATGCGGGCGACCGCACTTTGATAGCGTGCGTTATTTTCAGCGGCATCTTGTCGGGTGATACCGGAATGTTTGTAGGTTTCGACCACGCCAAAACATTTGCGGATCAGCTTTGCGCCTTCCTCTAGCCATTCTTTTGCTTCTTCACGGGTCATCAGTGCAATATGGGCCGCAGTCATGGTAGAACGGGCGAGGGTATCAAAGTCAGCCAACAGATACAGCAGTAGATAGCCGAGTTGTGAATTGACAAAAATAGGGTAGGAGATAGGTGAAATATTAGCGCAGCGTTCAATCTGGATATTTTCCGGTACTAAATCGACATAGATGCTTACTAGCCGTTTGGTGAGTTCTTGCATTTCTTGCCGATGATTCAGAACTTTTTCTTCAAATTTAATCAAGTAATCGTCGGCATAGGGATCGTCCTGTGCGGCATCACGTTGTATTTGGGTAATGAGCGCTAGGCAATTTGGCATACTCAAAATTGATGACCGGGTAATATTACCCTCATCGTTTTTGATTACACTGCGTCCTTGCCAGAGGCGGGATGCGTATTGGGTATGGACAGTGAAGGTAATTTCACTGCGCAATGGGCCGAGTTGTTGTTGAGTGTCTGTCATAGTGTATACCTCGTTGTTTGTTGTTAAATTTGTTTTTGCTGATTCATATAGGTAATGGATATATTTTAGGTAATCAATATAGGAGGTTATATCAAGATTGATTACACAATTTCGTTTTCTTGTTTTTGTTGTAAATGTTCTTGATACATTTTTTTTGAACGTTTTAAATCCTCCCAGTCTTGATGGTAAATATTGAGTCCGGTGTAAAACGTATTTAGCTTATTAATCACTTCTTCTGCAAATTCTCTGTCTTTATGAAAAGAGGTAACTTGCTCTTGTTCAATACTGTGCTTAATAAGGATATTGTCATCAACTTCAATACTGAAACTCATTTTCACTTTTGACATATTCTCTCCCAATTTGTGTATCATTTGTGTATTAATTCAAATTGAGCCTGTTATTTATCCACGGAGGCTCACCGTGGTATATTGGAGATTCCACTCACCAATATAGGTATATTTAAATGAAGATTAATTACACAATCACTTTTAAAGACGCATTATTTTTAGCTACTCATTTGATTGATAAAGAAAAAATTAAATTAATGTACTCAGATGATCAGGATCCCGATAATAAACTGAGAGAATACCAGTATGCTTTTGAATTATTTAATTTGGCAGAAACTATTTATCGGGAATCTCTGAAGCGTAGCAACGAGGACTAAATAAACATTTCCAATTTTTATCATTTATTGTTGTACTGGAAGATATTTCATTCATTCGATTGATCGTATTAGTGGCTAGATCCTGCTCTAATGATAAGCGAGGTTTGTTGTACAGACGCTGATACTCAATCGAATGCTCGACTAATATTTCATCATCAACTTCAATACTGAAGCTCATTTTCACTTTTGGCATATCATCTCCTTAAAGTACATTTTTTGCACACTGTCCAGCCCCTGGACGCTGCTTATTTTTTGCACACTGTCCAGTCCCTGGACGCTGCTTATTTTTTGCACACTGTCCAGCCCCTGGACGCTGCTTATTTTTTGCACACTGTAGAGTCCCTCTACACTGCTTATTTTTCAATCGCATTATCGGTTTAGTAGCCTTGTTCTAAAATCACGCATTTGATCGACGCGTTGCTGGGAATCAATTTGCCTCTTAGGTTGAGCTTCACGAGGCTGATTTTGGTGCAGATAATCTTCCGCAGCATGTATTTTAGATGGTACTTGTTCACGCTTAGGTAATTGCTGCTCCAATAAATGCTCTAGTAAGTAAGGCTTAAATTGACCTTCTTGCGCACGCTGAATCAAACGATAGAGATAGCTTTGAGGCTTCTTGACCTCGTTTTTGATAATGCGCTGTTGTGCTTCAAACAGGATCGCTTTACAGAGTCCCAGATCTAACCCTTTCATATTTTTGGCAGCAATGGTTTTTTCAAAATCCGATAATCTGATTTCTGATGGCCAATTAAGTTCCTGGCTATCTCCTGTACAGTACTTATTTATATATACAGTACTAGTACTGTACTCAGTACCTGAGTTCCCATATGGAACTAAGCCTGAAATCAATGACTTATCACTAAGTTCCATATTGGAACTCTGTAAATTGTTCATTTTTTGACTGAGTTCCATATTGGAACTCAGTGAATTTTGTGATGTCTGACTGAGTTCCGTATCGGAACTCAGTAGCTGCTCTTGAATATTTTCTAAATATTGTTGCTGTGCAGACAATGGTAAAAGGGGGTCAGTTGTACGAGTTTTATAGGCGTGATAACGTGCTTTCATCCAATCAACATGCGAGAGATAATGCCACTGTGCTTTATTCGAAATTAAATTTTCAATAATATCGGTCGCCACGCCCTTGATAACCGGATCATTATGCTTTGCAGATTTTTCTAGTAACTGCAAATAATCATCATTAAACTGAATGGTATCTAAAATTGGCATAGGTTCGTCATGTAATAGATACACATTGCCGACAACCTGCCCGCGGTGATTGCGTACCGTTTCACATAACGTCAGCCAACGTGTGAGCCTAAGAATGATGAGTGTTTGTGTAATCAGCTTCCGCGATAAAATAGCATTATTGTAAGTGCGGTCAGAAAGCAGCTGCCCCAGCATTTCATAACTGGGAAATAGGCCGCCTTGAAACTCTTTTGCTCGGTGCTTAATTAACAACCAAGCAAATTTTGCCCTCGAGGTAAGGTAAGGATCGTACAATAAGCGTACCGGCACGGTTTCATGCTGATTACCAAAAAACAGCAAACCATGTTCCATTATTTTTCTACTATCAATAGCCGGATGTTCTTTTGCCATATTTTTTCTCCTGAACTGTTATCTAGATTTCAGACCACAGAACGGTATTTTTTATTTATACTGCAAACCAACTGATCTGGAAGTCGGTATTTTCAAATGATGTAGAGTTTCGCCCGAAAACATGCCCATGCCGGTTTTCAGGCGATTTTTTAAGCTACTTTTTTTGCCACGACGTAACCAATTTCCAGACCTCGGTTAAGTTGATATCGGTTTCTTCCGCAATCAGCATTAAAGCCTCTAATCCGGCAAGCGTATTATGATCATCCAATGGATTTTTATGGATTTGCCATAAGTGCCATGCCGCCTCTTGTTGTTCTTCGGAAGCCACCGGCTTTCTCCCCATCGGTTCTTCTTTACCAAGTAGATGCCGCCGAGAAGAGACCTCTGATGTCGTTAGCCCAAAGTAACTGTTCAGCATCTGAATCGATGCTCCGAGCATTAGTGCGCGATCGATGATGCGTCTTTCTTCGCTGTTTACTCGAGCAAGTGTGACCATTTTCCAAAAGACTTCATGATTGATGGTGACTGTCGCAAAAGGGACGTGAGTATGCGTCATATCGTAGATCTCATCAAAACTGAGTTGGTTGATCTCTTTTAGTTCATCTTCGGAAAAGCCCAAACGTAAACAGGGTTTGATATTGCCTTCACGCAAGTTATTTAAAATTTGGGTGAGAATGGCTTGGTTCAATGAGTTATTATTTTGCATATTAGCCTCCTTGATGTTGGCGCAGATACCGCACAACACGAATCAAACGAAATACTTTAACCAGGGTGATATCATCTAGCACAAGTAATAATTCACTGCTTAGCAAGGTGCTACCGTCATTGGCATTGAGATCGTCGGTTTGCAGCATATCTAACAGATCATAGATAGCTTGCGCATTGTCATCTAGCTCGGCATCGAGCGGACGCATACGATAGCTATAATCGACCGGGGATTTGACAACGTGCTCAACCAACTCCTCCAACGCCATGCTTTCAGCAATATCAAGCGCCAGTGAATAGGCTTCGGCTTTATGCTTGCGTGCCGGAAACACTTGCCAGATATCGGCAACTGGTTGGCGACCGGTACAAGCAAAGGTTAAGCCATTCGCTTTTGCTTGATTTTCCCGTTGCTCCTGCACGCTCATGCCTGGCGCAATCCCAAAATTTTGGAAGAAATCTTGCCCTAAATTAGAAAGTGGGCTTTCAGTAGCAGTAGGTGATGTGAAATCGGAAAGACTGTCGGAAGATAGATCATCGGTATTGTCGGTATCTTCAGTATCTTGAAGCATAAAGGACATGGGGGACACGACAACGGAGACCGGAATATCCGAAGGATTCTCGTCCAAGGCTTGTGATGCTGGAATAAAGGTGGGGATATCGGTTTTAATTGACTCCGCACGAGACGGCTTTGATAAGTCGGTATTGGTTTGCTGAAACCGTTCTTGGTTGGTTTGGCTATGTTCAACTTTATCGGCAATTTCCTGTTGCTTTTCTGCCAACTTCCGGAACTTTTGCTCGCCGAGATCGATTTCAAGAAAAAGCGCCTCATAGCTAACGCTATCCCCCAATGTATCGACCATCAATGAAATCAGTTGATCTTGGAACGTTTTAGCCTGAAATGGATTATCTTCATTACAAGCGGTTAAGCTCTTACCCCAAATTGTGTTGAAATCAGTATCCGTTTCAAATTGATATTGCTGCCACACATCTAATGAATTGTTGCGTATAGCCAACAATTTATCGATCTGGGTGTGTCCGAGTCCATTAAGCAGTACTGTAGGAATAAAGGGGTACAGATATTCAACACATTGCTCCATTTTTGAAATTAATGTTTTAGATATAATATATCCATCATTTTCCAATTGATTAGATAGCTCGCGTGATGATAGAGATTGAGACAATTTCTGTTCATAGTATGTTTTGGCCTGTTGAATCCCCAATGCTTTCTCAATAAAACTCAGATCAGCACGGGTATCATTTTCAATCAAATGCCCGATCAACAAGTCCAACTCTGCTTCGACACTGTCAGCAGTTTCTCCTTTCCACGGTTTATAGTGGCAGCTGATAGACCAGAAGCGTTGATCTTGGGTTTCGGTAAACAACTCTTTTAATGCCTGGATACGAGTGTTACCGCCGTCGGCAATAATATAAAAGGCTTCGCCGGGGCGGCGTGTAATATTGGGTTTATGATCAAGTCCACGCCGGCGAATTGATTCTTTGATCATATCAAAATTAGGATTGCGCGTTTTACGTGGATTGTGTTCATATGGCCGCAGCTTATCCAGCGTCACCGTAATGTACTCATCTTGACTGGGATAATGGGTTGCGGTCATCGCTTGGTAAGTCGTTGAGTTATTGGCGATGGGACTGACACTCAAGCCGTCGGCAATTGCTTTAGCCCGTTCTTCCGGTGATCTGCGTTTAACGAGCGGGTTAGCAGGCGCTTTTTTTGTTTTGGTTAGCATACAAGACTCCTTAGCCATCAAAATGATGTCTATCGATATTTTCAAAGAGGGAATATTCCCCTGCAAATCGGGTTAGCACTTTGCCCAAAGGGCCGTTGCGTTGTTTGCCGATAATGATTTCCGCCATACCTTTATGTTCACTTTCAGGGTTATAGATTTCGTCACGATAGATAAATAAGATCACATCAGCATCTTGTTCGAGAGAACCGGATTCGCGTAAATCGGAATTAATAGGGCGTTTATTTGGTCGTTGTTCAAGGCTGCGGTTGAGCTGAGAAAGTGCGTAAACTGGGCATTGCATTTCTTTTGCCAGTTTTTTCAGTGATTGTGAAATTGCGGAAATCTCGACATTGCGATTTTCATAGCGGCTGCTGTTACTATTCATCAGTTGAACGTAATCAATGAAAATCGCTGCTGGTTGTCCATATAAACGGGCATTTTTTCGAGCTTTTGTGCGCAATTTCTGCGGTGTCAATGCGCCTTCGTCATCAATGAGTAGGCGATTTTTCCAGTGATCAAGAATATATTCCATGGAGGAAGAAATACGGCTCCATTGCTCATCGCTCAAGCGATCTGCTTGCCGGATATCTTGTAGGCTGACTCTAGCGCGCATTGCCATAAAACGCTGTAATAGCTGATCTGACGGCATTTCGAGGCTGTAATATTGGATAGGTTTATCGGGGTACTTCATGAGGGTATGGTAAGCAATATTTTGACTAAATGCGGTCTTACCCATTGAGGGGCGAGCCGCGAGGAGAATCAAATCACCGGGTTGGCCGCCGGTCGTTGTTTCGTCGAGTACTTGAATACCAGTCGGTGTGCCGCTGACGGGATCTTTATGTAGTGCTGAACTTTCCATGCGTTCAACAATTTTTGTAAACGCTTGAGGGAGATCTGCAACATCTTGCGATGCCTGTTTAAGAGTAATGTCAGTCAGTTTTTTCTCTATCTGACTCAGCAAATTATCCAAGTCTTCTGCTGTTTTAAAAGCCTGAATTTCATGAGTGATAAGCTGTCCCAGTCCCAAAATTTGCCGCTGTTTGCTGTATTGGGCGATAATCTCGGCATAAGCTAGTGTATTGGCAGCAGATGCCGTATTTTTTGCTAATTCAGCGAGGTAGGCAAATCCACCGGTTTGCTCCAGCATTTGTTGGGTTTTCAAATGCTGCTCCAGCGTAATAATATCAAGGGACTTACCAGAGCTAAGAAGTGTATTAATAGCATCAAAAATATTACGATGAGCTGAGAGATAGAAATCATTAGCTTGAATAAGTGTAATGACTTCATCAAAATGCTCAGTATCTATTAAAAGGCCACCAATTAATGATTGCTCTACTTCTAAAGAATATAACTCTGCTGACACCATTGATTTCACATTATCTCCATAGCTTTAAAAGTATTTCTAAATTGTGGAAGTAATAGTGAGCATAACTTATAAATTGTTTTATATTCTGCACGACTTTGTTTATATACTGGAATAGAATATGTAGCGGCCTCACGATAAGCAACAAGATTTGGAATAGTGAAATCAAGAAGAGTTTTATCTTCGTCAAACTCATTTTCAAATAATGAATGAAGTTGCTTAAGAACAAACTTTACATCATTTGTATGATCAACACAGTTTGCAATAGCTTTTAATGGAGGGAGTTTAAATCCAAAATCTCTAAATGTACCGAGATCTTGGTACATTCCAATAGTACCTCGAATAAACTCTTTCGCTGATAAAATATGAGGCATGATAGGGCAATATAATACATCAGCAGCTAAAACAGACATATCAACTGTTATATCACGGGTTCCCCTAGTGTCTATAATAATGACATCATAATCTGGCATTTGCCTTAATAGATACCTTAAACGCAAAGCACCATCTGGAGAATTTCGTAATATTTGTGAAATATTATTTGAAGGGTCATTTGATTGAATTAAATCTAAATTGGGAATTATAGTGTTAGAAATAATATTTGATGGAGCAACATCACGGTTAATTAAAAACTCATATATCCCACAGGGAGCAGCATAGGATAAAGTGTAATAAGAACTTAAGGTTGGCTGTATATCTGTATCTATTAGAAGTGTTCTCAACCCATGCTCAGCACAAAAACCTCCAATATTAGCACAATTCGTGCTTTTGGTTGTCCCTCCTTTTGTGGATACAACTGTTAATGTAAAACAAGTTCTTTTTTCGTTAAGATCACTCATATAACCTCTCTTTTTTGATTGGTATTGAGTGAAAATATTCAGTTTCTAGACAACAAATTGAACAGTAGTAACTCATTCTAAGTTATTCATATTAAAACTGTTGTCTACGCAGTTGATTCAAAATCAACCGCCTTCGGGTGTGCCGGTTCGAGTCCGGCCCTAGGCACCACTGATAAATATAATCCACAAGCCCTGATTTTTTAATCAGGGCTTTTTATTTTCTAAAACAATCACTTAAATAATCGCCATCTCTTTTTTACTGTATGCTTAAACAGTGCTTTGCTGATCCGCTGTGATCTGCTAAGATCGAAAACAGCATTATTTTGCACTAAAATTGCACCTCGAATTGCACCAAATTTCACACTTTGGAAAATCAAAAAATTATGGCTACTTTCACTAAAATAAAAACCGGCTGGCGGTGTCAAATCCGCAAGAAAGGCGTGAATAAATCGGCTAATTTTGCAACCAAAGCCGCCGCGCAGGCGTGGGCGAACAAAATTGAAAGCGAAATTGCAACCGGTGTTTATTCCGATATTCCCGATCTGTATTTTACAGATGTGATTGACCGCTATATCCGTGAAGTCACCCCGTCTAAGAAAGGTGCAAAACAAGAAACATTGCGTTTGCTGCGATTGCAAAAAATGCCGATAGGCAGTATTCATTTGCGTGACTTATCTAGAGATCATTTTGAGCAGTGGCGTAACGAACGGCTTGCCGTTATAAAGCCAGCTAGTGTATTGCGTGAGTGGAATACATTATCCAATATCATGACTTATTCAGTTGAAAAGTGGAATTATCTTAAGCGTAATCCGCTGAAAGCTGTTGATAAACCGGCAACGCCCGAAGAACGCACCCGGCGTTATTCTGACGATGAAATTGAACGCCTTGTTTTTGTGTCACAATACGATTTTAATTATTTGCCTCTCACCACTCGCAGTCGTGTTGCGGCCGCACTATTATTTGCGTTTGAAACAGCCATGCGCGCCGGTGAAATCTGCAATACAACGTGGGATAAAATCAATTTTGAACGCCGCACCTTATTCATTCCGCAAACAAAGAACGGTCATGCGCGCACCGTGCCGTTATCATCAATGGCAATGAAAATTATCAATCATTTGGCATTGGTGAAAAAAGAGGGTGACGAAAGAGTGTTTAGAATGACGGCAGGCACGCTAGACAGTACATTTCGTGATCTGAAAGAATTAGCCGGCCTTGATGATGTAAACTTGCATTTCCATGACAGCCGCCGTGAAGCTCTTAGCCGATTGGCTAAAAAAGTCGAAGTGATGACTTTGGCAAAAATATCGGGACATAGAGATATAAAAATCCTGCTGAATACCTACTATGCCCCTGATATGTCCGAAGTTGCAAAATCACTTGGATAACGCTTTTTTGCGCCGCGCGTAAGTCACGACCTCACCTGAAATATACCGGACCGACTTTGTTTGTTTTGTCTGATCGCGCTGTGACGGTGTTTTGACTGGCGTCGGAAACCATGGATCACAAACAATGCTTGCCCTTGCGTGCCGCTCCGTTACTCTAAAATAGTCCGCAACATCTTGCGTTGTCCAAATTTCAACACTTTGTTCTGTGATATGGGCAAAGCGTTTCTGCTCAAGTTGTGCCGCCAACAACGCCTCAACAGCACTTAGCTTTTCAAATAGCTGCTCATTGGTGATGTTTTGCATAATTTAAACTCCTAAAAAATTTTGAATCCGTTTGCCAATCCAACGCATGACTGGCACTGCCATGCTGTTGCCTATCACCTTGTAACGCGGTGAATCCAAACAATTTTCTACAGGCTTTCCCCGATAAGGAATTTTAGTCCAATCATCGGGGAATCCTTGTAATCGTTCACACTCAATTGGTGTTAATCGCCGTAATTGTTGAGCTGTATAAATTACATTTTCTTTACCGCCGTTGCAGCCCAAGCAATGCGCTCTATTTATACCGATAATCGGATCTTGTGTGCCATGTACAACAATCGTTTCAGAACCATAGCCCATCGTTCCGCCTGACGATCTAACCGTTCCGGCTATGTTTGTGTGTTTGAATTGAGCAAAGCGGCTTTCAGTAAAGGCGGCAATATCCTGTTGCGTTTTTCTGCCCGATTCAATATTCCCTTGCACGCCTTTTCGCTCAATAAGTATTTCCCCGCCACGTTTTTTTCTAGCACTTGCGACAAGGAACACTCTTTTGCGTCGTTGTGGCACGCCGAAAAATTGAGCGTCGAGAATCCGCCACTCTGCATTTCTTTTTTCTCCAAGCACAACACCAGCGTTTGCCCATTTTTTCCCTGTTGCTCGTAACGGCTCATAATCAGTTAATCCCCCAAGTAAGCAGCCAAACGCATTATCTTTAGTATTTAATACGCCCGGCACGTTTTCCCACAAAATCATACACGGTGATAATCTTTTTCTCAGCCGCACTTTATCTATAGCATCGGCAATCTTGACAAATTCAAGTGTTAAACTTCCTCGATCATCGTCAAGGCTTCCACGTTTTCCGGCTACGCTGAACGCTTGGCAAGGCGTGCCACCGACAAGTACATCTGGAGCAGGTAACTGACCCGATAAAATTTGCTCTGCAACGCCCAACATATTGCCGATATTCGGCACATCAGGGAAACGATGCGCCAATACGGCACACGAAAATGATTCTATTTCCGAAAACCACAAAGGTTGTGCAAAATCGTGCCAAGCCACACTGACAGCTTCGATGCCCGAACAAACAGATCCATAAGTAAATTTATTCATTCCTAACCCCGAAGCTCCCCACCTAACAACGCATAACTGGCAATATCGCGCCAATGGTCTTGCTGACTTGGATCACCGTGTATAATTCGGGTGATATTTAGCATGATCATGTTTAGCGCATATTTATGACTGGTACTTAAATTCTCTGCGTCATAAATAACCATCTGCAATGTCTCAAAATCAATCGCCGCAACTGCAAAATTTTCATGCGTTTTTTCTTTTTCGTTCAATAATTGTTTAATGTTTTCCATAATTCACCCTCGTTAATTAATAAAAATTATTAATATCCTGATCTTTCCCAGTTGTTTTATAAACATAATTTCGTTTTACTTGCGCCAACTTTCGACACTCACCACAACAATCAAACTTATTATTAATATTTCTAATCGCTTTGGCTCTGCGCAATGTGTAATTTCCACAAATACAACGACAGACCCATTTGTTATAAACGCCTTTCAGCAATCCAATAACAGTTAACTTTCCTTGCTTTCTTCCGGTTAAATCCTCAAAATCGGAATTATGAAATAAAGAACTTGGTCTTTTCTTCCATGTCGGATAGGGTGATTTTTTAAATTCGTCATGGTTGGAGTTTTCAACTTCAAAATGCACCCCCTTTGATACAACTAACGCAGCCGTTTTATTTATCGGCACCAAATATCGGTTCATCTATCCCCCTTAAACCTAATTTCCCCATATTCAGCGGACAAAATCCGCCCGTTGTTCAACCGCACTTCACCGTTTTTATCCAGTTCATGCAGTTGTTCTTCCGTCAGCCGAATTTTTTTGTTCAAAATCCAACCGATTTTTTTGCTTATCAAGCTCGATAATCGGGCCGATATGCCTAAATTGAGATCCATTCTGCTGTCAATCCCTGAATCGCTTATTTTTTGCTCCGTACAGTTATTGACAGAACTCCAAGGCGCACTGCGTGCGCTAATATTAGCCTCGCTACGCTCGGTAGCTTGTGCCGGTTGCGCCGTTTTCTTGACTAACTGAAACTGTTTTAATCTCGTGAGAATTGGGCAAGAAGCCAGTTTCTGATTAAAGAAACCGATAATTTTCTTGCTGATTTCACCGAATTGATTTGGCTTGCGGTCTTCGTAAGCGGTGCGGGCTTGCAGCTCGTTGCGCTTCACAAACGGGCCACCTTGCAAGTTGATATACTGTTGCCAATCTCCCACATCGGCAGCTGTAATCAGCTCGCTAAGTGACTGATCGCCGTTCACCGGCTCACCGTGTTTGCGACGTAATTCACGCCACACCGTCACCGGCGCACCGCCGATTTGTTGGAATTGACGAATACGCCAATGGCTCGCCCACGCAGAAACGTTTTTCGCCATATCACGCAGGCTTTCGCCGGTTTCTTCGTCTTTGTCGTCTTCGCAGGCGTAGCCGTCGATATTTTTCGCAATGTATTTTGCGATGTAGCCAGTTGCCGACCCTTTATCCCAGTCAATACCTGTTGCGGTGAAACGGTGTTCCGCTGCGCCCAGCTCGTCGGGGCATTCAAGCAGGGCATAGTGCCGGAATGTATCGCGCACAATCTGAACGTGTTCTTGCTCCATGAATAACAATAAGTGCCAGTGCGGTGTACCGTCGTGGTGAGGCTCAACCACCCGAAAGCCGAATGTCTTCACCCCTTTGCGGTCAAGACTGGAGCGCACACGGGCAAACACATTGCACAAATAGCGGTGGGTATCAATCGGGCTTGAGAAGTTCCATTTTTTGACAAAGCCGCCTTGTGAATGTACTGCATGATAAGCACTCGGCGCCGTCAGCGTGTAAAACTCACCGGCATAGCCGAACACTTTCGCAGTTTCTTCAAAACCGCGCATACGCACCATTAATTCACAACGGCGTACTGCAGGATTCGAAACGGTTTTATAAAACATCTCGTCTAAGCCGATGCGCTCGCTGTCATCATCAACATTGACTAGCTCCATCTGCTTGAAGAATTCACGATTCTTGCGTTTCTGTTCTTTCCAGCGTTGCAACGTTTGATAGCTGACATAAGGCGAAGCTTTTTTTTGTACTTGACCCACGGCAATGCAAGCGTGTTCTTGGATCACATTGCGCAAGCGCAACAAGCGGCTGTGCCACCAAGATTGACTTTGCATTTTTAAAAGTGCGGTATCCATGCGCTTATCGTCCAATAAGCCTTTTTGAAAAGTGTCGTAATGCGGTGGCGTTACGCCTTGTTGTAGTGTGTAATAAGCAACTTTCTGATATAACGCATTGATAATCTGCTGAATTTCGTTTTCATCATCAATCGTACCGGCGCGCTTCTCAATGTATTTTTCCTGAAATTCATTGACCAAGAATTTCACTTCATGGGCGATAGTCTTAGATGAATTTTCAACCTGTTCATCTGAAAATTCATCTAAACCAATCACCCGCCCAAATTTCGGATAGTTCACTGCAACCGCACTGGGATAACGTTTCATCACGTTTTCCAAACGGTGCAGAATGCCTTTTTCCATGGTTGTGCGAATCCATGTATTCGCCTCACGCCGCCCCATGCCTTGATTGACCGCACTTGAAAAAATGCGCATATAGCGTTTGACGAAATACTTCGACAAGTAATCCGGCATACCGGCGATATACTGATTAACAAACGGAAACAGCTCGTCATTGAAGTTAAACAACTCCAACTGCTGCATTCTCAAACCGTCCGGCGCAGGCGGTTGATACGGTTGCGGCGGTGCCGCACGCAAGGCTTGCGTTTCTGCCAAATAGGCGGCATTTGCCGCCATATTTGCATCACGTTCCGCTTGCCAACACATTTGCTGCTGGGTTTGCATAATTATTTACCCTGAAAACGAACAGCAAATAAAAAGAAAAAACCAATAAAATAAATTCCGGCAACAATTGGAAAGTTTAAATAAGCTAGAGTTACACTGAATAATATATTTAAAATAAAATCAAAAATGCAATATGGCTTGCTATAAATATCACGGTCAAGTTTAAAAATTGCACCAATAAGAGCCATGAAACCTAAAAATGAAGCTATAATTAATGCAAATATTTTTAATCCCTCATTTCCAAAAAATAACAAGCCTAACATTATTGAGTAAATAATAATTTCAGAAATGATTTTTTTAATATTCAAATCTACAGTATTAATATTCATATCAAACTCCTTGCTCCAAACTCGCCAAATACTCACAATTCAACTCGTGATATTCGCGTAACGTCGCCGCCGTTTCGCTGATCACCTGCTGCATTTCGCTGACGCTCAACTGCTCATAAGTCGTCAACGCAAACAGACACAACACGCTTAACAGCGCCTCGACCGAATCAACCGGTTTACCGATTGGATCACACAATTCTTCGCCCTGTTGAAACAACACTTCTTCAGCGACAAATTGATTACCCTTTTTTGTCACCCGCACTTGCGCACCACAGCCTAAAATCACTTCCATTATTTGCCCCTCATTTCATCAATCGTGCAGCGCACAAAATATGCCAACACTAACAACCCGAATGCACAATACACTGCGCCCGTAATAATCAACGCCAAAATGCCGATATTGATTAATAAATCCATTTGCTACCCCCTTAATTGCACTGCTAAATCGGTATGCCGCTTCACCTCTTCCACGGCATGAACTAATTCCCCAAAAATAAATGCCGCTTCTTGTTCCTTTTTTGCCTTTTTCATTGCGACAAATTTGCTGAACAGTTGCTGATAACGACGAGTGAACACCTCACCACATTCCAAATGCCACATATAATCTGATTTCATACCACAACCCCTGTTTTTAATCTGTTGCTCATACGCTCAACCATTTTTTGCGTTTTCTCGATCTGCATTAACTCGGCATAACTAAAACTGTCGGCGGTGCGCACCTGCCCGAAACGGCTTTCGCTTTCCAATCCCGAACGCTCACACCACCATTTCAGTTCCGACGGTGTAATTTTTGCCAAACGGCAACGCAAATTTTCAATGTGCGCTGCGGCCAATGGCGCACGCAAACCACCCCAATCATTTAACGCCACCGTTTGCATAGTCATCGTTACCGCCCCAACTTCATCAACAGCCACTGCAAAAAAGTGCGTTTTGGCTTTTGTTGCTGCTGCAGTTCTGTGATTTTTTCTTCCAACAAATCCAACAACAGGTTCACATTGGCATTCACACGATATTGATGACCGTTCACCCGCCCTTGCCGTTTTGCCGCATTCTCAAGTGCGGTCACACGCTGTTCCAGCTCAAACAAATTCACCCGCTTTTTGCCGTAGGCTGTCACTTTCTTATGGTTTTTCTGCTTAATCATTGTTCAAATTCCTGTTTTTAGGTTGCAAAAATCCCTCGGCAAAATTTCTCGAAATTGAGAAAGTCCGCCGATGGCTCGGTTAAAAAATGAAAATTAGTGGTTTATTCCAGTGGCAAATCCTGCTGATTCGGGTCAACCTGCAACAACGGCTTATTGATGCTTAATGCCTCTTGCCGCTCGTTGTAAATCGGCGTTTCCAGCTTATAGATTTCCGACAGCACATGATTTTTCGCACCGCAGTTGTTGCAAATCAGCAGCACATTAATCGTGCGCATTCCCACTTTTTGCGACGTGCGCACCCGCTGATTACGGCTGCCGCAGTTCAGACATATGTGATCGATATTTGCCATTTATTCACGCCCCTTTGATTTTGAGTTGATCAAATTCTGCAATCCTCTAATATAGTCTTCACCCGATTCAATTAACCCGGTAAAAATAGTGAGGTCGCCCGATGAATGAACATAATGCTGATACAGCCGAAAATGTAACGATTGAAGATTTGCAAGCACAGATTGAAGATCTGGCAGCGCAGAATTTTGACTTGGTGAATCTGCTTGAACGCCAAGATTATCAACTGGAAGCAACGCAAGTGATTTTGCAAATGCTGTGTTTGCTGCTTTCTGAATCTTCCACCGTTCAAGCAAAGCGCCTACAAGACAGTGTTTCCCTGAATTTCTTAGCAATGTGCGCTGATAATCCAGATATGCAGGTTGAGTTTCAGCAGGTTTTTGACAAGTTTTTTCAAAATCATCAATAATAACTTGCCCGCCACAAGACGGGCATTTATTGTTATCTTGGTTTTTATTACACATTACACACCTCTGAATAGTGATTTTATGAAAAATGATATAGTTGATTATGTCGGTTATGTTTTCTTAATATTGATGGTGATGTCATATCGGCATTTAATTCTCATTCCCGAAAGGCATTTTTACCTGCAATATTTTGGTATTTATGCACTTATCTTAATTGGCTTTATCGTCTATAAAACAAACAGAAAATACTCAAAACAGGCTACAGCCCAATTGCAAACTTACTACCTACTTGCTATTTGTATTGTTGCATTCGCACTTGGCGGATTTAGCCAATCTGAACTACAGCAGCTACATTTTAATTTCAGTGATAATCCAGATGACGCAATCCAACAATATCTTGAGCTTAAAACCCTTTTTTATGCACTTGGTATAATTCTGTTACCCAAATTGCTTAAACAATCTAACCAGCATTTCAATCAAATCAGGGGATCTGATAATCACATTCAATAGTAGCAATACAATGACTATCTTTAATTCGTGCTGAAACATCACACACCACCTTAGTTAATTGATTAAGTTACTTCGTTAAATCGCCACACCGCTCGCCCAAACTGTCGCAGCTGCGCCGCCAGAACTGGAGCTTCATCCGCAACTGCCTGCGTTGCTTGAGCGACTATTTGCATAGGATTTCGCTTTCTTTGCTGCCCGCCACAAGACGGGCATTTTTTACACTGGTCACACATCACATACCTCATTTTCTTATCAAAATTAGTGCAAAAATCTACTCTCACTGTCTATATATTGAATATCCAATTTATCTGCTGCGGTTACTTTTTTATTAGCTTCCTTATTAGCCACTCTTTTTGTAAAACCTAAGCAAAAAAAATCGCAAATAACGAGCGCTTTTTTTAATTGATCATTATCAAGTTGATCACAACAACATATAATGCAAATGCTTAACATTAGTAAAATATATTCAAATTGCTTGCTCATAATTTTTTTTGAAAAGTCATATCCCAACGCTTCTATTCTTTCTTTGGATAATTCAAAATTTTCGAAATCGTCAGGAAACAGATCTAAAATGCTTTTTGCTGTCGCTAAATCCATAATCTATCCTCAAATTTGTTATACTCACTTCTCCATCACAACCAAAAGGAAAACGTTATGACCAATGAAGATGAAATTATTGAACTGACAGTTGAGAACCAACAGATGGCTCATCGGCTTGCAGCGGCTCGTCTTGTGCTTGAGCTATTTCAAAACACAATGACTTCAGCGCAGAGTTCGCAATTGCATGAGATGTATCAACGTACACGCGACCAACACTTAAACAATTTCGACCTTGATGAAGATCAAGCAGAAGAGATTGAAGCATTGTTTGATTTGCTTGAAGCCGTTCTACACCTGTCCCCAAATCAAACAGCGTAAACGAAATACGGTATTTGCCGTTTTCATCTTGCTGAATAAAAAATTTACCGGTTGCAGACCCTGTTAATTCAGGGTTTGTTTTTTCCTTACACACCACACACCACCTTAGTTAATTGATTAAGTTACTTCGTTAAATCGCCACACCGCGCGCCCGTAGGGCTTCGATGATCAGCGTTCTTGCCATGGCTGAACGTGAATCCAGCAAATTTTTTTTCATTTCCACGTCCAACACGGCTAATTCGTCCGGGCGCAGTTTCACATGCACATTTTCTTTTCTGCCTAAAGTTTGAGATCGCTCACGCTTTGTCATATAGACAACTCCCTGATTTATTGGTAAATTTCTATCTATCATTAGATTAATGATGAATTAATCATTTATATGGTATTTTATACCAAAAAAATGGATTTTCAACAACAATTTTCATTTTTTATGGATTTTATTATGCGAGAACTAAATGTTGAGGCTGTCTTGGAACGAATGAAAAATATCGTTCAGGTCAAAACTGACAAGGATTTGGCTGGTTATCTGTTTGCAAAAACAACGACTTTTTCAAATTGGAAAAAGAACAATAGTATTCCGTTAGAAACATTGATCAGTTTTGTTGATAAGCACAATTTATCTATGGACTGGCTTATGTTTGGAAAAGAAAATTCTGCACCACAATTAGGGGTTGCAGAACAGATGATGCTTACTGCATTTAGTAACCTTGATGATAAGCAGAAACTTGAGGCGATTGGCTTGTTAAGCGGATTGGGGAAAAGTGCGGTAGGTGGTAAAAATATTTTCAACGATAATACGAATATTGGTGTTATGACAGATTCAATTACCAAGCCGATTACACAGCATTTTGGCAAAAGGAAAAAATAAGATGAAAAAATTAATATTTGTTCTTGCAATAGCCCTTTATATTCCGTATGGGTTTTCATCGTCATTGCCCAATAAATTAGCAAAAGATTTTAAAGGGCTTCAGATAGCTGAACTTACGATTGAAGATGATACGCTTTGGATAAAATTAGATCGTAATAAAATCACTGTCGACGCGTTAAAAAACACAATTAATTCCTCTTTTTGTAGTAGCGTAAATCAAAATATTTCCGACTGGAAAAAGCTAAATATAAAACAGGTTGCCATGACAAATAAATTTGGCTTGCAAGGCTATATTTTTAAAGGTGGGATTGAAGAGTGTTTAGATATTTGGAAACTTACTTCTGATGAAGTAAACACTAAATATATGAATGATAATTATATAAAAATGCTCTAGGGAATATTATGAAAAAATTTTTATTACTCCCTTTCATCGTATTATTTAGCATAACTGCACAAGCTGCCCTCAAAGCGCAGCAACCTGAAACTACTATCGAAGTGCCTTTTACTAAAAATGCCAATGGGGTTGTGCAATTTGATTCGATCAAAGCTGTTTTTGAAGAAACTAGCGGTGAATATTTTGAAGACGATCGTACATTAAAAATTATTTCCCAATCACCATTAAAAGTGCAGGCATTTAATTTATTCCCTGATCGTGCTACGGCAGAATTTGCAGAGGGAGTTATCGAATCACATTTTATTTTTCATGTGTACCGCACTTTTATTCATAGCGATGTGGATAGCATAGATTTAAGTATCACGCCGATTTATGCTGAATCCAGAAAACCTTTTGGCGCAACGATACAAGCGAAAATAACAAGACAAAAAGCCCTAAGAATATTACAACAGTTTAGCAATGCGCGGTCATTCGATGATCTAATTTCTTTAGATCCAAATGCTGAATATACCTTTGTCGGGTTAAGTCCGTCAGATCTTTTTATGTCATTAGCAACCGGAAAACAACATAAACAAGTTTTATCTGCTTTAATTAATAAATAGTTAGTGCCGTTTATTTAAGAATAACGAAAAACAGGGAAATAACATGAAAAAACTATTATTTATTATGCTTTTTTCCGCAATGCCATTACTTGCCGCAGAAAAGTATTCCTGTGATGAAGGACGTGGTAAATATTGCAAGCATATGAGTTCCTGCGCCGAAGCAAAATATTATTTGAATAAGTGCGGTATCGGGCGTTTAGATCGCGATAACGACGGCATACCCTGTGAGAATGTTTGTCGGAAGTGATGTATTAGTGATTGTTTTATTAGTCGGTTGTTGTATATGGAAAAAGAAGTAGAAACTCCAGCAGTCCAAATTGGTGTTGTGCATACTGGAAATAAATTAGAAGTTCACCAACATTTTTTACGTCCGGTTGATCGGCAGAAACTGATTCGGGATCTGATGTCATTCAAAGACTCGGACCCGACTTTTTTTAAGCTGGTACAAAATATCTGCACCGAACTGCACGGCAATTTCATGTTCAGCAAACTGCCAGACGGTGAATTAAAAGCCCTGCACGAAGTCAAAAATTTGGTGTTCGGCTTATACCAAGAAAAAGAACAGCACCGGCTGGAAGTGATTAGCCTGTCGCAACAGCTGCAACGTTCACCGGTGCAACGGTTTATTAGGAAGTTGTTGGTGGATTGAAATTTATAGTGAATGGAATAAATGAATAAAAATACTTGGCATTTATTTTGTGATGAATCCGGCATAAGTGGTAAGCCTTATTATGCCTTTGGTTCGCTTTGGATTCGTGAAGATCACATACAGGAATTTGAGACTGCAATGCAGGCACTAAGAACGAAACATAATTGCCAAGATGAAATTAAATGGCAAGCGGCAAATTCTAAACGATATTCTGCTTTTTATGATGAAATTATCAGTTATTTTTTTCAAGCTGACTATCTCTTTTTTAATTGCCTTTCTGTTCAGTTATCCATAGTTAATAAAACTTTTCATGATGGTGATTATGAGGTGGCAAAACAAAAGCATTTTACATCCCTTATCACCAATAAAATAATTACTTCATTATCACGTAACAAAATGAACAGATTTATTATAATTGTTGATGACTTGCCGTTTAGCTACAAAAAGGCAGATGAATCAATGCACATCATCGCCAATAATATTATACGGCAGAAAACAGGCGTATGTAATGCAATTTTAAAATTGAGTGAAGTTGATTCAAAACAGTCTTACGGCGTGCAGCTATGTGATTTATTACTTGGTGCAGTATTAAGTGTTTATCAGAATGATTCATCAGCGATACGTAAAAAAGAACTTGCTATGTTAGTTGCGGAACATTTAGGGTGGGATCATTTAAAATATGATACATTTGGTACTGAAAAGAAATTTAATATTTGGAATTTTTATGACCCGACAAAAGGACCTAGAATCACTCAAACAAAGGGGGTTGATTTAAAATATCCTACCTTTTATTCAAAAAAATAAGCAGACCTTTCAGCCTGCACGGTGAGCGTCCTCAAGGACTTACATATTATAAAATATCGCCCAATTTCCCCACTAGGCGGAATCCACATAAAGAAGCCGCCTCTGTACCCTTTATGCGCTTGTTCTCGTGCCGAACAAGTAGCGAAGTAATAGTATACCACCAAGATCGGTAAATCAATGGATTTACCAAATTCTATTAAATTATATGAACTGTCTCACAAAAATACGGTAAAAAATCACATCAGGGATTTAATTGGTTTCAATATCCAACTCAAACTCTACTGCCGTGGTATAACCCCCACCACCGATACTATGCGTGACCTTGGTCACAATCCATTTTGTGCTGTCAATCTGCGGTTTAAAGCCGTTCAAAATTGCCGGCAGTTCCGGCATGAGTTCGGGATTGCCGACGGCAAGGGTTAATGCAAAACTGGCAACGCCACGTTTCAGTTTGTCGTAAGCCGCTTTGGCGGCGTTCATCGCTTCCGCTTCAGTTTTGTAGCTGTGGCGCAGGGTCTTCATCTGATTTGCGTCGCTTTCCACGGGTTCGGTTTGCACCAACACATTATATTTGCGTTTGCTTTGCCGTTGCCCTTTGACTGTACCGTCTTTCAGCGTGCGTCCTTTAGTTTGGCGGTGCTGGCGTTGGATTTCGCTGTTTTCGTCGATCACCACTTCGCCTTTTTTACCCGTATCTAAGTTGTACCAATAAGCACGCACGGCACTGTAGTTGTCGCTTTCATTCAGCGAAAAGCGGTAACTATCACCACTGTGCCGGGTGATTTGTACTTCCGGCAAAGGTTGGCCGCTCGCCGTTTTCATTTGCCCAGCTTTGATAAACAGCAAATGACCGTTTTTCACCGTAGCGATTGCGTCGTAATCTTCTGCTAGTCGGGTCAGCAGGTTGATTGTGCTTTCGTTTGTTTGGTCGAGGTGGGCGATCAGCTGATTTTTCAACGGCTCGCCGCACAGTGGTTTCAAGCCGTTTTCTTTGGCAAGCTGTTCAATCAATGCGCCGATGCGGATATTGTCAAAACTGCGTTCTTGCTTGGTCAATAAACTGCCCATCATGTCCGCACTTCTTGCCCGAAACGTCAGCTGGTCCGGTGCGCCGCTGAATTCGACTTCATCCACCGTGAAGCGCCCTTTTTCCACTAACGGCTTATTTTTCCAGCCGATTGCCAGTTCGATTTCTGCGCCTCGGCGTGGAATCTGTAGTGTGCCGTCATGGTCGCTCAAGCTAATATCCAGCTGATCCGCCTCAAAGCCGCGGTTGTCGGTCAACGTGAGGCTGATCAAACGGTCACTGATGAGCTGGGTAATATTTTTCTCACCTTGCTTGTCATGCACAATCACGCTGAATGCCGGGGTTTTATGGTTGCTGTCAAACAGTTGCATTAAATCATTCCTAACATCTGATCGGTAAATTCTAACAACATCGAATTGTTCGTGCGTTTCAGCGTCATGGTGAAATCAATCCGTCGGGCCGCACCGTCTGCGAATAGAAAAGAACGGGTTTCGCTGATGGATTCAATTGCGAAGAAGCCAAAAAATTCAAAGTTGCCGCCGATTAATGGGTAAGATTTCCCCATTTCCGCCATTAATTCGAGCAATCCAATGCTCATTCTGCCGCCGGTGATCGAGGGCATTAACGTGCCGGAAATGGTGATCGTTTCGCTCTCTTTGCCGGTGTATTGGCTTGCCGGCAGCCGTCCGACAATCGAGTTTGTCGGGTGTCGCCAGTTGAGCTGTCGTTGCAGTTCTTGAAAGGGGATTGTCTGCAAGTTGAACACAAATAGCCCCAATACCATCATTGCCGCATTCTGAATCATTTTTTGTCCTCATTTGGTTTACGGAAGCAAAAACAACAAAAGTGCGGTTGACCGCACTTTGCTTATTCTTGTTCGTATTGACTGCGCTCGCGTGCCTTTTCGCGCCACGTCATCAATTCGCTTAACGTCATATCATCGAATGCGCTCGGCTGCCAATGAAACACGGTAGCAATATCGGCGATGGCGTCTTCCACGCTTGCCGGAAGCAACAGCGGTTGCGGTTCGTCTTGCGCTAGGCTTCCAGTGTCGCCGTCGGTTCGGCTTCGGTTTTCACGAAAAAACCGATAGTCGCCGTGGTCAGTTCGGTGAAATCTGCTGGGTCTAACGCCAACAACTCATTTTTATTGATACTCGGCAACGTGATACGCGGCAGCAGCGTGATATACGCGTCTGTGTCCAGTTGCAGCAAGTCGAACATTTTCAAGCCCTTTAGTGCCGGCACAGTCGGTTTCATTACTGTGATTTCGCTGATTTCGTTCGTGCCGCGCTTAATCGGCTCTTGCAGCGTGACAAATTTGGCATTTTTGGCTTCGGTTTGGGTGTCTTTTTTGGTCATGATGTTATTCCTGTTATGCTTTAAAAAAGCCCCCTTTCGGGGGCAGGGTGTGTGATTTGGTTACAGTCCAATAGCGGCGCGATGTTGGCTCATTAAATCTGTGCCATTGACCACATATACCAAGTTAATCATGTCAATTTCCACCAGTGTTTCACCGGCAACCACTAACTTGTAATACGTCAGTGCCGATTTCACCGTGTGTTCGGTGTCGTCGCCGACTTTTGCATTGCCGGGGTCAATTTCGGTGTGCCGGCCACGCACGACAACCTCGACCGCTTCCACGTCGCCGGTGTCGTCTCGCTGATAACTGCCGGCAAAGCGCAGAAGTTGCCCGTCGATTTTCGGATTGCCAAATTGCTTGAAGATTTCCGGCATAATGCCACCGTATTTGTGTTCGATTTCCAGTTTTTCTAAACCTAAATCAATATCCACTTCGCCGAGCATACCGCCTGCGCGGTAGCTTTCGGCTTTGATTGCCAGTTTCGGCACGGTGACTTCGGTCGCTTGCCCGTGATAGCTCACGCCGTCGCCGAATAAATTCATCTGTTTCAGTTTGCGAGGTAATGCCATTGTCTAGCTCCTTTCCTATGCTGCGGCGACTTTGGCGGCAAAGTCGATTAAATAACTGTCGGTGATGCGTTGGCGGAAATTCAGATTTTCCAGCGGCGGCACAGGGGTGTAATCGTAATCAATGTACAATTTGCCGTCTTTCAGCACCTCTTTGCTATTGATTTCACCGTCAAACCACGCCTTACCGTCCACGATATAGCCTAAGTTTTTCAGCTCACGGAATTTTGCATTAATGCCTTCCAGAATATCTTTCACCAGTGTTGGCGTAATCGGTTTATCCATTGCCCACGCATGCGCTTCGGCGATGGTGTCCGCCAATACTTGTGCGGTGCGGGTATAGTTCTCAAACGCAAACAGCGGATCATCGGAACAGGTGCGCGAACCCCAAAAGCGATAACCGTTGAAGTTGATCGGCACGGTGACTTTCTTTTCATTCAGATAGTTTGCGTCGGTGCTGCTATCTTGAATGTCAAATGTGATGTCTTTGGTTACGCCGCTCACACCGCTCACGCCCACATTGGATAGCGTTTTGTGCCAACCTATGGTTTTGTCGATATAAGCTCGCAAGCCCAACGCACGTTCCACGCTGTAGGTTGTCGCTTTGGCTTTGGTGTTTACATCAAAGGTGATGAAATCACCGTGGATCACCATAATTTCGCGTTCGCTGAATTTTTTCTGATAAGCGACGGCTTCTTCCTTGGTTTTGCAGCCATAAGCCGAAACATAGGCAAAACCGCGCAATTTTTTAGCAATGCTTGCCAACTCTTTTGCTACGTCTTCATCATCGAATTTCGGTACGCCTAAAATGCGCGGCTTGACCGATAATTTAGACTGCGCCACTAATAGCGCTTTCAAGCCGGTGTATTTGCCCTCTTCGGTCACAGTGCCGATGATATTTGCTTTGGTGGTGTCTGCGTCGTCATCTTCGTTGACCCGCACGATCACGCATGGGGTATTCACTTGATCCGCAATTGCGTCAAGTGCCTGCGCCAGTGTGCCTTGTTTCCCTGCTTTAGCAATAGCGGCAAGTGGGTTAGTGATCAAAACGGGTTCGTTTAGCGGGAAAGTGTCTGCGTCGGCATCATTAGCGGTGCAAACCATGCCGATAATTGCGGTTGAAATTGTGCGAATCGGACGTGTGCCATCGGTGAGTTCGATAACGCGAATGCCGTGTAAATATTCATCTGCCATAAAATTAGCCCTTGGAGTTCTTGTGGATTCAAGGGCTATTGTGATCGGCTAAAGTGCGGTTGTCGTGCGGTTGGGCATGTGTAGCGGCGTTTGACAAAAATAGACCGGAATATTCCACATCAGAGCTATTTTTTGTGGTAAAGGGCAGCTAAATCATTCGGTGAATACTGTTCCGGCTTTTCCAGCTCCAGCATTTCCGCGCACCATTCTGAACAAAAGTACTTCGATTTAGCGTGGCGAAACGGCAGCACGATACCGACTGCACCGAACCAATCATAGCGTTTGCCTTGTGTGCGGTAGAAAAACCAAATCAGCCGGTCTTCATCTAATTCGACAGGGATTAAATCCCATTTGTCCGGCGGCAGTGGCATGATTTTTTGCCGCACACCACCGTCACGAATCGACGCCGAACGACAGCAATAATTACCGTCATAACTTAGATAAGCAATCTCACAATGCGAATACTCGCCACGCGTCAGTTTGCGAGTGAACCAGTCACTGAAACGCGCTAAAAGTGCGGTTGGGTTGTTGCCTGTTTTACGTCCTTTATACAATGCCAAATACACATTACTCATAAATTTCGCTCCAACCCGTAGAAAAATCATAATCTTGTGGATTGTCCGCTGATAGCATTGCAACACGATGCTTTTCTGCATTTGCAAAATCAGCTTGTTCATGTAGCACCATCGCTACAATCAATTCATTAAGCAGTGATGGCGTCATAGTCACAAATGAGTTATTCATTGTTTTCCATTGTAGATTAGCGGGTAGTGCCGGTAGCTGATGAATCGTCAAATACTGTATCCGGCTTGGCTCGTCTGTATGAAACCATTTATCAATCGTTTTTAAGTAGACGCCGCTATGCGTGCGACGGTAGCGCTCATTTTTAATCAATTCCCACACAGTTTGCTGTTGTTCTGATTTTAATTTCAACGCATTATCAGCCGATAATATCCACGCATTATTATCCCAGTGATGATATTGTGACGGCGGCGGCAATAATGTCAGTGCGCTATCTAAATCACCCAATTCGGTGATTTCTTGCTGCACTTTAGAGTCTTTTTGATAAGCTATTTTTCCACGATAATCCGGCACATATTGCCACTCATTATTAATTAACTTGACTCCGAATCCCTCTTTATCATGTGGCGGTTGAGTAAATGTGCAGTTATCGGGCAATGTAAAATCAAAGACTGTGACAAGATGCTCCCGCCCCAAATCATCATAGTATTTTGTCCCAAGCTTAGTTGTGTTATCTATAGTTGTGTTATCCATATTTTCTCCTTAGGTCGTCTACGCTGTGCGGAACCACATATACACTTTGATATGCCGTCCCATAACATTAATTGTTGCACCACTTGTACCTGTGTTATTGATAGTAACGCTATGGCTGTGTGCTCCAACAGCAACACTATGAGTATGCGCACCGGCACTATTGATATAAATTGGAAGTTTCCAACCGTTGTTGTATGTACCGTATGTGCCTTGCCCTCCAGAATGTCCGCTATTGCCCGCCCACTGGTCGCCAGTGTGAGTATGCGCACCGGTACTGTTTGTATGTTTAGTACCCAAATCCGTATTTGCAATAGTCGCGGTATGGCTGTGTTGAGGTATAGGTACAGCCGGTGTATTGCTGCCGGTGATATTTTTAGTTGCTTGTCCTGAATTGGCACTGTATAACGCAACATCACCAGCAAGCAATGTCCATGTTCCCGGATAACCATAAGTCGACGGATTAGCGGCATTAACCGTTAATAATAAGTGCCCCACCGGAAACAGTCTTGTGAGTAAACCCAATGATTCCGCACCTTTTTCGTATGCTTTTTTGACTGCATTTTCCGTTGCTGCTTTCGTTGTACTCGTGCCATTTGTTATATCAGATAACTGGACGATTCCTGCTGCTGTAGTGCTTGCTTTATCAATAGCATGCGTATGGCTTTCTGCAGTTACTGCATTAGTTGATGTGGCAGTAATTGGCGATGGTGTACCGAGTGTAAAAGTGCGGTTTGTACTCAAATTTCCGCCGCCGGTTAAACCGTTTCCAGCCGTTAAAGTACGACTTGTTGGTACGCTGTCGAGTGCGTCAATGCGTTTCCATGAAGCAAATGAGCCTGTACTGGTGGTGTTGCGGATATAGCGTCGGTTACTGTCCCAAATTGTATATTCTTGTAACCAGCCATATGTAGATTTGCGCACCTCCAGCACACCGGCTTTAACTTCGGGATAGTGCAAGGCGGCAGTTGCACCGGCATTGTCATCACGATAATAAGAACCGGCAACCTTGACTGTATCCAAATCTTCTGTGGTGAGTTTTTTCAACACAAAATCCGCAATGCCATAGCCCGAAAGCGTTGTCGCTTTGGTTGCTTTTTTACCAATTTCGTTCAGCAGATTTGCGCTTAAATTAGCATTGTTGCCCATCGCTGCAGCTAACTCTTGCAACGTATCTAACGCCGCAGGGGCGGAGCCGACTAATTGCGCTATCAATGTTTTGACAAATTTGGTTGTCGCAATCTGGTCTGTGTTGGTTGTTGCCGCCGCCGTTGGCGCAGTTGGTGCGCCGCTGAATGCAGGGCTTGCTAACGGGGCTTTGGCATCCAGTACACTTTCTAGCCCTGTGATTTGATTCATGCCGTGATTATGCACCGTGGCGGCTTTGCCGTTTGCAAGGTTATATGCCGCATTAGCTCTATCCATTGCAGTTTTTGCAGCAGATTCGGTAGCCGCTTTTGTTGTGCTTGTGCCTGTTGTGCTGGTTGATAGCTGCACGATACCTGCAATACTTGTTGTCGCCTTGTCAATTGCATGCGTATGACTTTCTGCAGTTACTGCATTAGTTGATGTAGCAGTAATTGGCGATGGTGTACCGAGTGTAAAAGTGCGGTTTGTACTCAAATTTCCACCGCCGGTTAAACCGCTTCCGGCTGTATAAGTGCGACTAGTCGGCACGCTGTCGAGTGCGTCAATCCGCCTCCATGTCGTCGGAAATAAGCCACTGCTTTGTGTATTACGCACATATCTGCGATTACTATCCCAGACAGTATATTCTTGCTGCCAACCAAACGTGGACTGCTTCACCACTAGCGAGCCCGCTTTCGCTTCCGGATAATGGCGCTCACTTGTTGAGTTTGCATTGTTATCTTGTTTATAAAATCCCGCGACTTTTACAGTATCTAAATCTTCCGTGGTCAACGTTTTCAGCGCAAAATCTGTAACATCGCTTATCTTATGTGTATGAGTTGCATTTGCTTTGCCGCTTGCAAGTGTGTGTGCAGCGTTAGCTCTGTCCATTGCGGTTTTAGTTGCTTTAGTCGTAGAGGCTTTTGTTTCCCCAGAATCGGTAACAGAGCTTGATAGTATTACTGTACCGCTCTTTGCCGTTGTCGCTGCCGCTGTTGCGGTTTTGAGTTTGTCTTGTTCGGCTTTCAAGTACTTTGTGCGGTTAGCGAGTTGCTGCGCTTGCTTATTCGCAATGCCGTCTTTGCCGGCAACCACCGGATCGGTTTTTTCAAGCTGATAGATACCGCTTTCAAATGTGCTGGTTTCGGTGAGATTTGCCATTGTTTAAGCTACTCCGTAAGTGTATGTGCCGTCATAACGGATCACGTTGTTGTATAAATATTGTGCTTGCTCAAAATGCAATCCGGCGAGGTGACAGCGTGCCGGTGCGGTATTATTCAGCAAGCGTTTAACTTGTTCGGCTTGTGCAATGCTGACAGGGCGTTTTAGATAAATGCGATACATCGCCCAATGGATCGCTTCGTCGCCGTAAAAATAGGTTCCGTCATATTTGGCGGTGCCGTCATAGCGTTGCAAATCCAAATTTTCTAAAATCGTTGCGTCGCCGTATCCTGCCGACTGCAAAACTCGCCGAATGCTGGCAATCGTACCTTTTTGTTTATGCAGTTTTGCGGCTTCTAAAATCGTGTTGCGTTTCTGTTCTTCGCTCCAATTATCGTCCCACTCGTCAACTGACATTGACCATGCCAACCAGCCCAATAATTCAACAGGACAATAGCGGGTGTGCCAAAGCGCAGTGATTGGTGTTTCGATGTCAAAAATTTGCGACAATACCGCCGATAATCGGGCTTCAAGTGCGGTTTGATTCGGTGGCAATAATTTACTCATCGAGGCCCCCAATCGTGATATTGATTGCTGTGCAGTAACCGGCTTGGCTTGGTTGGATCACTAAATCCCGTGTCGGCACAGTCAGTTTTACGTTTTGCACACCTTGTTGATGCAGTGCCGCATAAATGCCCGAAAGGGTGATGTCATGTCCCAGTTTGTGTTTTTCGTTTGCAAAGGCTTGGGCGGCGGCATTGACTTGTTGCAAAATTGCGGCTTCGGCAGTTGACGGATACAGCGTGAGTACGGCATTTATGCTGTAGCTGACAATGGTCGCTGACTGTACAAGTACGGTATCTGTCAGTGGCCGCACGTCTTCGGCGTTAAGTGTGGTTTTGACGGTGTTGATTAAAGCGGTATCTGCTTGCCCTTGTCCCTTAGTCGATAACACAGTCACTTGCACTGTACCGGGTTTTGGGCTACTGATGTCGGCATCTTTGACCGCACTTGAGGCGGTCAGGGTATGAAACAGATAGCTGTTTTTCGGGCCAGCGGTGGTGAAGCCCTCAAGAGATAACTGAATGCGCTGGCGCAGGCGGTCATCACTTTCGCCGATTTGTTCAGTCGGTGGGTTGGTACTGTCATCTGCTGGCTGAATAATCAAGCGTTTTACACCGTAGAGCGCACCCAGTTGATCCAAATCACTGCCAATAGCGTAGGCAAGCATAACGCCCTTGGCGGCGGCATTAATCCGCGCGCGCAACAGCGTTTCCAAGTATGTATTTTCTTCTAACAATTTGGTGACGGGATCAGATTCCATCGTTAACCGCTTCGCCCAGTACGTTTGTTCGTCAGCCGCAAAGCGGTTGATAAAATTTGTTTTGCGTGCCGCAAGCAGGGTTTCAAAGTCCAATTCTTCAATGATTTGCGGCGCAGGCAGTTTTGATAGATCAACTTGTCGGCTCATTGCATTAACCCCAATTGGTTAAAATTTAGCGATTGATTGCCATTTTTCGTGGTTGCGCTGATGTCGGCAGTCAGGCGATATTTACTTTCTTCGGCAAACTGCACCGCAAAGGCGGTGATGTCTATGCGCGGCTCCCAGCGTTGCAGAGCGACAATTGAGGCGGCGGCAATTTGCAAAGCAAGGGCATGACTAATTGGACGGTCGAGCAACATCGGCAAAATGCTGCCGTATTCACGCCGCTGAATGCGTGTGCCAACTGCGGTTTGTAAAATATCAGCGATACTTTGTCGGATATGGGCGGTTTCGTCGTTAAGCATTAATCCGCTTTCTCTGTTCATTTTGTCGGTTTTCCTGTTTTAGCCGGTCCCGGCGTTACGCCCTCATGTGGGTGATTCATTTGGCTGATACCGCCTGCGATTTGATCACCGGTGCTTTCGATTTTGCCGTCAACGTTTAAATTGCCGTTGATAGTGTTATTCGGGCAGTTGATCACGAGGTTTTTCACACCGATGATAGTCAATGTGCTGCTGGCTTGGTTATAGACAAAACGTGCGCCATCGGCGAATTCGATCACATGTTCATTGGGGCTTTGGCTTGGGGCATTGCCTGCGGTGTAGATGCCGATAATCACCAGTGCGGTTGTCAGTTCACCGCTCAACGAGATGATTAAGCACTGTTCGCCCACCGTCGGCGGCGACCATGTTTTTGTCGTGCCGGCACGCATGGCGGCAAACGGTAGCCAGTCAGTCAAAATCGTCCCCGACCGCACTTTGACCCGTGCAAGCGTATGATCCACTTCGGCAATCAAGCCAAAGCGGTGCATATTTTCAAGGCGGCGGATAACGTCAGCGAGTGTTTTCATAAACCGCATTTTGAGCGGTGAAAGTGCGGTTGTCGTGGGCTTGGCGGTGTTGATTGAGCTTTGACAACGTAGTAAAAATAAATAAACATTTTTGTTTATTTTATCTTGACAAGATAAACATTTTTGTTTATTATTAACCCATCTTAAAACACACGGAGAAAACATGAAACAACGTGAATTTTTAAGATGGCTGAAAGCTCAAGGGGTAGAGACGAAAGAAGGTGCAAACCATATTAAGCTCTACTATAACGGCAAACAATCCGTTCTACCGCGACATGCAAGTCAGGAAATCGCAAAGGGAACGGAAATTGCAGTAAAAAAGCAACTCGGTCTAAAATAATCAAAGCCCCTCAATTGGGGGGCTTTCTTGGCAACAAAAAGAGGATTATTTATGTTATATCCGGCAACATTTGAGAAAGAAGAAACGGGCTACAGCGTGACTTTTCGGGATATTCCGGAAGCGATTACCTGCGGTGATGATTTGGATCATGCGCTGTTTATGGCAAAAGATGCGCTATTGACGGCGATGGATTTCTATTTTGAAGATCATCGTCCCGTGCCGCAGCCAAGCGCAGCGCAAGAGGGCGAATATTTAATTGAATTACCGTTAAGCGTGTCGGCGAAAGTGCTGTTGTTGAATGAAATGATTGCGCAAAATATCAGTAATGTAGAGTTGGCAAAGCGTATTAATGTGAAACCGCAAGAAGTGCAACGGATCACTAATCTTGCACACGCAACCAAAATTGATACTATCGGGCGTGCTTTTGCCGCGCTGGGTAAAAATTTGAATTTAAGCGTTGGTTTGTCAGCATAAACCAACATAGAAGACGGGGCAATCGCCCCGTTTTTTAATCCCGATCGCGTAAGCTACTACGCAGTTTCGCTTGCCGTTGCCGTTCGGCATCCTCTAACGCACGTTGTACCTGTTGCGCAATCTGCAGTTCATTTTGCCCGGCGGCGGCATTGATCGTGATATTTACCGTCATCGGGCTGTGTAGCTGTGCCGCTTGTGGTTTTGCCGCCAGTGGGGGGCGATTATCAATCGTAAACGGCTGTGCTGCCACGCTGGTTGCAACCCCTGCCGACAGTGCCAGTGCGCCCAGTCCTTTTTTTGCATAGTTGAGCATATTCAGGTTTTTCACCCCGATCCGGCTCGTTGCCTCTTTTGTCATCACATATTCACCGGCGTGGACGATACCGGCAGGGGAGTATTTGTAACCGTCGCCAGTGTAGCCGCCGCGTGCGTGGGGTTTGAGTTCTTCCACCTTTTGGCTGGTTGAAACTGGGATAAGTTGCGCCAGTTGCTGTGCGCTATCCAGTGCTTGTGTGCTGTTTTTGATTGAAATTTCTGATTCAACCGCAAAGCCTAGTTTCTCTTTAATCCAATCAACACTGCTAGAAATTGCCGTTTTTACTGTTTCAAAGGCTTTTAAAATACCCGCTTTCATCGAATCCATAAATTTTGTACCAAATTCAGAAAAACTATTCGGCAAATCCACACCGAACCAACTTAGTACCTTGGTGAATATTTTTTTGAAAAAGTCTAACGGTTTAAAATCAGTAATAGCTTTTCCTATGTTGGCGATGCCATCACTAAAAAAGGTCTTGATGTTGTTCCAAATGTCGGAAATAAAATTACTCACTGGCTGCCATAGCGTTTTTATTGTGGCAGTGAGCATATTCCATTTTTCACTTAAATAAGTGCTAATGGTTGCCCATATTTCGCTTGTTTTTGTTTTCACACCTTGCCATAAATTCGCAAACCATGTGCTAATTGTTCCCCAGTTTTTGTAAATTAAGTACACCGCGCCAGCAACCAAGCCGATTAAGACAGCAATTGCGGTGATAACAGGGTTTGCTATTGCTAATGTAACTAATTTAGCCGCTAACCACATTGTTGCTTTACCAACAGATAACAAGGCACTGCCGACTACTTTCAAGGCGCTGCCAACAAGTCCCAAAACTGGAACAATAACCGCTAATAACATTAAAAACGGTGCAAGCGCTGTTACAGCAACACCTATAATGGTTGTCCATTTTATCAGTGTTACCGCAAGTGCTTTGTTTTCGCTCACCCATTGCGCAATGGATTTGATATAACCAGCAATGCTTTGCATAGCTTGCCAGCCTTCATCAGCTAATTCTTTAATAACAGAGCCAATTTTTTCAGCCCATTGCTGCAGCTCTCCATTTTCTGCCATTTTGTCCATGGTATCGAGAATAACTTGGAGTTTATCTTTTAAAGCGGAAAACGCTTCGCTTTGCATGATCATGTTTTGAAAACGAATCCATTGGTCTTGTAAGTTTGACCAAATCCCCATTAAGGTTTTAGATTGTTTTTCCATTGCGCCAGAATATTTTTCATTCCAGATTTTTTCTAACGTTTCTTGGATTTGTTTGCGATTGTTTTTATTAACTTTTGCGCTGCGCTGTTGTCCAGTTTTATCAGTATAGGCGTATTCAATCAAGTTTGAGCCTTTAACCACACTTCCCTTGATCCCAAATTCTTTTAATCGCTCGTTTTCGCCTGTCACAGCATCGGCAATCGCTTCAACCGCTTGCATAACAGGTTTACCCATGGCAGATGCGGTATCACCTAATGTGGTTAGAAGACCATTTGTCGGATCCATGCCATAGGCACGCAGGCGGACGAAAGACTCTGTAACCTCATTCAGTTCATATGGCGTTTTGGCAGCAAAATCGCTGATCCAATTCATGCTTTGTTTGGCTTTTTCTTGGCTGCCTTCAGTGGTTTCTAGAACTGTTTCAAATTGCTCAAACTGCGCCGCAGTTTTTGCAATACTGACAACGCCACGCCCAATATTTGCCACTGGTGATAAAATTTGCCGCCCCATAATGTTCGCGCCAAATCCAGTCATGGCGATATTTCGCCCTTGCTGATAAGCCTGATTAAACCGATTTTTCACCCGCGTCACAGCATTAAGCATTTTGGCTTGTGTGGCGAGAACCAAATTTGTTTTTTTCAGCGATTTTTCCAGTTTTGCTTGATCTTGGCTAAAGCTCTCGGTATTAAAACCAGCCTCATTTAACTTGCCTTTTATCTCTTTTAGGCGAGTAATATTTTTTTGGTAGGCGTTATCCGTCCCTTTTAATGTGTTTTTTTCTTTTTCCAGTATTTTTTCACTGTCGCTGACCGCTTTGCCTAAGTCATTATATTGGGTTTTAAGCTGCTTTACCTGTTCAACTTGCCCTTGAATTGCCAGTTTGTTATCTCGCATTTTGCTAGCAATATCAGATTTCATGTTGCTGATAATTTTATTCTTAATAGGGTCACTGGAATATTCAATTGATTTATTCAAACGGCTATATTCACGCTGTTGAATTCGCATTCTTTCCAGTGCTTGCGTGGCTTGCCCTAATTTTCCCCTAACACTCGCTAATGTGCCAGCTTGTGTTTTATGGGCATTTTCTAACTGTTGAATATTGATTTTTGATTCACGCAGTGTCTTGTTATATTCAACGGTTTCTGATTTCAGTGTTCGAAATTTATCCGCTAGCACTTGTGTTTTTTCAAAGCTATTCATCAATTTTGTTGTTTTTTCAACTTGTTGCTGCAAACCACCAAGCCCCTTAATACCCGCTTTAATTGGGGCTGTCATTTTATCAACGGCACTAAGAACAACCTGCAGTTGTAAATTATTTTTGTTCATTGTCTATCTCCTTGAATAAATTAACCGCTTTATAGTGCTGGTTTCATTGCTGGCTTTGTTTGTTTTGGCTTGTCATTATCATTGACAAACCTTGTTATTTATGAAATAAAATACCTATCATCCCACTACATAAGGACGCACCATGAAAAAAACAGAATTTCCTGAAGTTGAACGCTTTTTCAGTTTTTTACTTGTGCTGGCTAGCATTATCTTCACTGCGCCTTATTGGGTTCTCTATTTTTATTTCGATCTATCACCGATGGAAACACTCATTGGCGGCACGGCAATTTATGCTTTGATCGTGATTTTGGGCGCGTGCTTCAATTTTTCCAGTTCAGTCAATCGGGCAATTGATAACCTCGGTAAAAAATAGGGCAAATTATGGAACTGATTATTTTCGCATTCGTTATTTTCGGTTTATTACTCGGTGCAATGACGTTGATTACTCTTGCTATTGCCGCCGTTCCTGTTGCTATATGGGCTTATCAGTATTCACTACTCGTTATTGCATATATCTTGTTGATCGGTGCTGGGTTATGGTTAGCTGAAATTCATTTTGCCCTTGGCTTTGCTGCTTGGGTTGGGTTGCTCGTTCTTGCTTATGTTCGTTATAAACAACAGCAATGTCACAATGCCAGCTGATCAATAATCAACTCCTCAATCAGCTGCCTATCTTGGTCACTAAATCCTAATAATTCCCGTTGCTCATACCGCACTTTGTGCGGTTTTCTTTTGTCCACTGGTGCGGTTAAGCCGTATTGGTGTACGTTAGCGATGTATCCGGCTTGACCGTTAAACCCCATTTCGGCGCTGTCGCCGGTTGCTTTGTGCTTCAGAAAACGGCTGCTTTTCAGTTTGACGAACATGGCGTTGCGCTTGATTCTGCCTTTGTTTTTTTGTTTTCGGCGTGGAATATATGCCGAGCCGTCGGGATTTTTCTGTGCGCCGATGCGTTGCCGCTGGTTGGCGGCGACTTTCTGCGCCACGCTGCGCAATAGTTTGCGCCGTTCGGCAACGCTGAAACGGCTCAACAATGCGCCGAAACGCTGTTCAAGCTGCAAGCTGTCCATTATTCACTCTCTCGAACCAGTTCATTTTTGATATACAGTTTCCACTTGGTTACGTCCGCAAATTCATCAAGCGGCGGTTCGCTCAAGTGTGTGATGATGTTTTCGCCCTCTTTTTCTTGCACGCGCACCGATTCGGTCAGGCGAATGCGGATCTGCACGTCTACACTGTCGTTATTCAACTGCTCGGTTGTAAATTGAATGCTGTTTTCACGTCGGCTTGGGTTTTCGACAATATCGGGCTGATTGCGGCGCACAAAATCCATGATCGGCACAATCAGCACGTCAAGCGGATAAACAAAATCGGTCACGATCACGGTCAGCCAGTAGCGGTATTCAAAACTTGCTGATGTTGCACCGGTGCCGACGATTTGCCCGTCTTCCACGAACATCAACAGCTTATCGGGGTTCTGTTGGAAATCCGGCAGAATTTGGCTGATCGCATGGCGCAACAACTCGGCTTTTAGCATTTTCGGTATCCTTTTTCGCGTTTTTCAACAATCCCTTGGCAGGTGACGCAACGGCGGCAGCCAACAATGGTTTTACGACGCAATTCGGGAATCGGTTCGCCGCAATCATCACATTCCAATGCGCCAATAGCGGCGGTTCGGCGGTGCTTCGCCAGTGCTAAATCGCGTTGCAATTGTTCCAGTTGGCTGGCTCGGTCTGAAATATCACTCATATTTTCTCAAATTTTCGTTGTGTTGATTAATGCAGGATTGCAGGGCGGCGTGTGCAAGGGCGCACACTTCCAGTTGCCCCAAAGTGCGGTCGAGGGCGTGCGCCAAATCGCCGTTGTTGTTGATCGCCAACCGCACTTTATCGGTGCAAAGTGCTGTTTCAGGGCAAAGCAGCGGCTCGGGCGGCAGCTGTTTATAAACGGTGGTTGAACAGCCGCTTAATATTGTCAGGCACAGGCTGATTGCGCCAATCTTGATTTTGTTCATGTTCTAACGCCTCGGTAAGTTGTTGGTTGCGGCTGTCGGCTTGCTGTTGCTGCTGTTGTAAGGCGTGATTGAGCTGGTCACGCTGTTGTTGATATTGTTGCAGCCGTTGCGCCTGTTGTTGCTGTTGCGCAGTCAGCAGCTGATTTTCACGCTGTAAGGTGCGGTTCTGTTCGGTCAGTAATTCGGTTTTGCGTTGGTAATGCCCAACCGCACTTGCGCCAATTACAATCGAAATCAGCAGTGCATAAATCAGCCCATCGCGTAGCGTTATGCCAAACATAATGCACGCTCCTTGGCCCGGCGGACTTGCAAGCCTTTGGACGGTTTGCCGTTGAAATACACCCAGCGGCTGAACTGATCACACATTGCTGCGCGGTAGCCCTGATTTGCCATTCTGAACAGGGTTGATTTGCGCATTTTTCCGCAGCCGACGTTAAAAGTGAGGCTTGTCATTGCCTCGAATGCCCCTTGCGGCATATTTTCGCCGTTGCCGTAACGATTTACGCAACGTTCGGCGGCGATAATGTCTTTTACCCAGCGGGCGGCAATTTCTTGGTCGGTATAAGTGCGGCTTCGGTCGATTTTTGCTCCTCCTGCTTCGGTGCTGCCGATGCCGACGGTCAGAACATCAGCAGGACACTGATAGGGATTGCGCATACAGCCTTCGGCGTTGCCGATTAAGTTTAAGCCCTGTTCACCACTGCGGATTTGGTCGCTGTATTGATTGAGTACAATGCCGACAATCACCGCCACACTGCACACGACAGCTTTTTTAATATGTTTCACGTTGATAGCCTCGTTCTTTTTCAATTTTTAATTCTAATTCTTTCAGCTTGATCTGGTGTTCTTTACGTTTGTAGTACATATTCGTCAGCAATGTGGCAAAGCCGAATAGAATGCCGAAGATTGCCGCCCAATCGCTGATCGATAGTCCGCTCAAAACAGCCACTATTGATCCGATATATGATGTCGCACCGGAATAATCTTTAATCATGTTTTAATCCCATAACTGCAAAATGCTGTTATTCGTTGCTTGGGTCACGTTGTCCAGTTCTGGCAACATAACCGGCGTTCCGATGTCTAAGGTCGCACTTTTCAGCAGTAGCGGATTGAGTTCCGCAACGATTTCAACAATGCCGGCGGTTGTACCGAAATGGCGATAGACAAGTAGATCCAAGTTGTCGTTTTGTTGCGCATATACGGTTTTCATACCAGTTCCGCTGTTAGTCGCACTTCACCCAAAATATCACTGATCGCAAAGCGAGCATTGCGCCGCAATTCGCCGATCAGCGGTTCGTTTTCGTCAGCTTGTTTGCGCCCTGTGTTGGTTGCGTCGTAACTGCGGTAATGCTCGGTCAACTCGGCAACCGCAAGGCAGTAAACCGCTCTTTTGTAACGTTGCACCGCCACGGATTCACCGTCAATGTGGTCGTCACCCACGTTCGCCAGTTTATCCACGCCATTATTTTGTTGTTGTCGGCGAAAGGCTTTCAGGTCGTGATTCACACTGGCAATCGCTTCAATTACTGCACTTTTCAGCCGCTCGTTGGTCACAGTGCCGTCAATACGCATGGCGTTGCGCAGGGCGTGCAACGAGATGTAAGGAAAAAAACCGTCACTGCGGATCGCTTCGTCCTGTGTCGCATTTTCGCTAACACTGGTTTTTAACCGGTCCATGCTGTAATCGGTGACTTTTTTTATTGCAATTGTGTTGTTCATGTTTTTCACCTAAAAAAATAGCGGGGTGAGGGCTTTTATCGCATGATAAATCATCGCTTTTGCCCGCCCCGCTGCTGGCGTGATACGCTCTGTTAATCGGTGTGTTCTGCAGTGTTGTCCGCTTCTGCTTGCAATTTATCGACGACTTTTGTCAGCTTATCAATATCTTGCTTCACACCGATGTTATTGTTCAGTTCCATGGCACGTTTCAAGTTTTCCAGTGCCGCAATCGGGTTGTTTTCTTTCTGCAGCAATCCGATCTCTTTCAGCAATTTTGCCCGCACTTCGTCCGGCATATCCTGTGCTTGGGTGATTTCCTTGACTTGGGTCAGCAGTGACAAATCAAACTCGGTTTTGATGTCGCGTGCGATTTTGGCTTTGTCGGCAAATTCTTCCGCAATCAGGGTTGCCGTGGTACGGCTAAAATTTTCGGGCAAAACAAGATCATGAAACAGTGCATATTCGCCGATGCGGATTGCCAGCGGATAATCGCCGCAGTCAATCGCCCATGTGAGCCATGTCATCAGCACGTTATCTTGATAACCGCTGCCGGTACTCAACACGCCCTCAACCCAAGGTAAATACTCCGGCAAAATTTTGGCTTTGAATTCGGCTTTGGCTTCTTTCGATTGAATCTCTTTCAACGCTCTGCGATGTGTCGCCAGCTGATGCAACATCAATTCGTATGCACTCACGTTATCGAGCATTTCGCCCTGTGCGGAACTGGCTTGTTCCGCACTGACGCGTAAAAAATGCGCTTGGGTTGGTCGCATATTAGCCCCCTGCGTTGTCTGCCGGTGCGTCAATCATTTTGATGTTTTTCAACAACGCAACCATATCGTAATTTTCCACCACGAAATCATCGTTAGAAGAGGTGAAATCTTCGATGCGATCCCGTTTGGCGTTGTCAACAATGGTGCGGCGCATTGCGGCGTCTTGATAGTAGATTGACAGATTATCTAATCGGGTGATCAAGATTGTGCCTTTCGGCATGAATGGGGCTTGGATTGCACGCAAACCGCCAACCCGTTTTTGGCTGACGATGGTATCGCCTGCGATCTGCTCGGTCGCTTTCGGGTCGTTGTATAATGGGAAGTATTTATCCGCCATTAGGTCGCGCCCCATAATCGCCACCAGTTTAGTATCGTCTTGGAACTGCGGCGCAATCAAATCACTCACTGCGGCAAACACCAACGCATCTAAGGTTTTGTAAGTTTTGCCTGTGCCGACTTCTATTTTTCCGCTACCGCTGGTTTCTTCTTTCATTGCACGCTGTGGTGCGGTTTCTTCGATTTTCTTCAGCCAGCCTTTTGCCACATCTTGCAACAACGGTTTAGACGTGCGGTTTGAGGTTTTCACACGTTCTTCACCGTTGAAGCCAATCATGATGCGGTCTAACGCCATGCGTTCCGCTTTCAGTTTGCCCACACGTTTTGCAAAATCAGGGAATTTGCGCCACATATCTAACGTGCCGTAGCTCATGTGGGTGTCGTAGTTGATTTGTTGGCAGTGGTAGGCAATCGCATTCAGTTTGTGCAAATCTTGGGTTTCGCGGTCTTTCTGCGTTGTGTCGGTGGTACTGGCAATCGTGCCGGCAACGCCTAAGCCCAAGGTTTCGCCCTGTTGTTCGGTTACGCCGATCACGTTAATCATGCGCAAAAATTCAGAGGATTCTTGCACCACGTTTTCTAATTTTTGTTGCACGCTTGGTGTAACGGCAAATTTTTGACCGGCAACAATGCCGTTAAAATCAAAGCCGTTATCTTTGGCCACGCCGACTAAATATTGGTTAAAAATTTCACGGGTTTCTGTTCTCATAGCTAATCTCTCAATAGGTTAGAAAAAGCGGCTGTGGTCGCCGTTCGGTGTGCCGGTTGCAACTGGCATTTCGCTGTAACCGGCTTCCGGTTGTGCTGCCAACTGTTTAAATTGGGCTTGCAACGCACTGACCGCACTTTGCAAGGCGGTAAGGTTTTGCAGGTTTGTTTGTTGTTCCGTTTCAAGTGCGGTCTGCTTTTCGGTCAGCTCAGCGGCATGCGCCGATAACAGTTCAATTGCTTGCGTTTGGTCGGCAAAGCGAGCCTCGTCTTTTTTACTTTTGCCGGTTAGCAGTTCCGCAACACGGCTAAAGAGGGAAACGCTCTCTTTTTCCTCTTCAATCTCTTCAAGCTGTAGCGAAAATTCCAAGGCTTCGGAAATCAAGTTGTCGGCTTTTTGCTTGCGCTCGGTCAGCGGATTGAGTTTCGCACCTGCGCAGAATTGCAACATTTCAGTGCCAAGACTTGCCGGGGAATCGGTGACGGCTAACCCGACCAAATAGGCTTGCCCTTTGTCGGCAAAATCCAAATCGATTTCAATTGAGGTGTAAATCTTTTGGCGTTCTTGGGTGAGCTTAATCAAGTCGTCGGTCGGTTCGATTTGCGCCAACAGTTGCAATTTTCCGTCGTCACGTTCTTCGGTTTTCAGTGCCAGCACGTCGCCATAGGCTTTTGAGTGCGGTTCATCTTTCCACAGCATCCGGAATTTGATGTGTTCAATGTTGATGCGTGCGCCGTAGGTATTTTTCGGATCGTAGTTGGCTGCCATTTGCGTCAGCCATTCGCGCGAGATTTTGCGCCCGTCAGTGGTTGCGCCCTCGGTGGCAACGACAAACCATTTTGATTTTTTGCTCATAGCAGTGTCCTGTACTGGGTTGATATTTTATTGATCGTGGTTATGGTGCGGACTTTTCAAAGTGCGGTCTATCGTTGCTGATTGTGTAGTGTGATTTGACAAAAGGGCGACAGCGTTATTTTTCCGTCTGCCGAATATTATGCGAGGCATGAAAACAGAAAATAACACACTGATAATCTTAGACGATAAACGCCAAGCCCGATTGATGTATTGGGCTGGCTATCGTATTGTCGAAATTGCAAAACAGCTTAACTTGCCAGCTTCAACAATTTCCAGTTGGAAAGAGCGGGAAAAGTGGGACGATACCGCCCCGATTGGACGAGTGGAAGCCACACTAGAAGCACGTCTAAATTTGCTGATTTTGAAAGATGTCAAAGAGGGCAAGGACTATAAAGAGATTGATTTATTAACGCGCCAACTGGAACGCACCGCACGAGTGAAAAAATACAGCAACGGCGGCGGCAATGAATCCGATCTCAATCCAAAAATCAAAAATCGTAATAAGGGTGAACGCAAAGCGGCGGATAAAAACCCGATCACACAAGAACAGGAAGAACTGCTGATTAACGGTTTGTTGGCGACGATGTTTCCTTATCAGCGCCAGTGGCATGATGCAGGATTAAAACACCGAATCCGCAATATTCTGAAAAGCCGACAAATCGGCGCAACCTATTTTTTCGCCCTTGAATCTTTTGTTGATGCACTCAAAACCGGACGCAATCAGATTTTTATTTCTGCTTCCAAAAAACAGGCGTTGCAGTTCCGATCTTATATCGTGGACTATGCCAAGCGCACTGCAGACGTGGAGCTTAAAGGCGAAACCATTGTGCTGCCGAATGCCGCCGAATTGATTTTTCTCGGCACAAACAGCAAAACTGCACAATCCTATCACGGAAATTTGTATTTTGATGAAATTTTCTGGGTGCCTCGCTTTGAGGAAATCCGCAAAGTCGCTTCGGCGATGGCTTCGCAGAAAAAATACCGTCAAACCTATTTTTCTACACCGTCCACTTTGGCACATTCTGCCTATCCGTTTTGGAGCGGTAAGCGTTTCAATCGCGGACGGCCAAAAGCGCAGCAGGGCGAGTTTGATATTTCGCACGATTTCTTAAAGTGCGGTCGAGTAGGACCGGATAACCAGTGGCGGCAAATCGTCAATATCTACGATGCCGAAGCCGGCGGCTGTAATCTGTTTGATATTCATGATCTGAAACTGGAATATTCCGCTGATGAATTTGAACAGTTGTTTATGTGTCAGTTTATCGACGATAACGAAAGCGTGTTTAAGTTTTCAATGCTACAACGCTGCCAAGTTGACAGTTTAGAGATTTGGAAAGACTTTAATCCGTTGTATCTGCGGCCGTTCGGCAATCGTGAAGTTTGGTTGGGGTATGATCCTGCATTTACCGGTGACCGTGCTGCCCTTGCAATTGTTGCGCCGCCACGGGTTGAGGGCGGCAATTTCCGCACCCTGCATTATCAAACCTTTCACGGTATGGACTTTGCGCAGCAAGCCGAACGCATCCGCCATTATTGCGATTACTACAACATTACCCGAATCGGCATTGATATGACCGGACTTGGCACGGGTGTTTATCAAATCGTTAAAACCTTTCGGCCCGATGCCGTCGGTTATCAATACAATCCTGATCTAAAAAATCGCATGGTGCTGAAAGCCTTTGATGTGATCAGCAAGGGGCGAATGGAGTGGGATTCAAACGGCAATGACATTCCGGCCAGTTTTATGTCAATCAAAAAGCAACTGACTGCCAGTGGAAAACAAACCACTTATGTTGCTGATCGCTCGGAAGAAGCCAGTCACGGCGATATTGCGTGGGCGATTATGCAAACCTTAATCAATGAGCCGTTCGATGGTAACACAGCGGTCAATAATTCATTTATGGAGATCTATTCGTGAAAGAACAAACTCAAAAGATTGAAGCCTTTAGCTTTGGCGAACCTGTGCCGATGTTGGATCGTGCCGAGATTTTGGATTATTTGGAATCAACGATTTTCAACCAAAAATACTACAATCCGCCGTTGGAACTGGGCGGACTGGCAAAATCTTATCGCGCTGCGGCACACCATGCCAGCGCAATTCAGATCAAGAAAAATATTTTATTGAGTACCTGTGTACTGGATAAACGGCTATCAAAAACAGAACTATCAAAATTCATCTTGGATTATTTGGTGTTCGGCAATGCCTATGTTGAGGTGGTCAAAAATCCGTTTAGCAAAGTGATCCGTCTTGTTGCGCCAAAAGCTAAATATATGCGAAAAGGCGTTGAACATGGAAAATTCTACTATATGCCGCAAGGCATTTACAACGAACACGAATTTAAACCGAATGCGATTTTTCATCTGTTTGAACCCGATGTTAATCAAGATGTGTACGGCATTCCCGAATATTTGGCGGCGATGCAGTCCGCTTGGCTGAATGAATCCGCAACCCTGTTTCGGCGCAAGTATTATTTGAACGGTGCGCACGCAGGCTTTATTTTGTATATGTCCGACCCAGCGCACAATCAAGATGATATTAATAATCTGCGTGAGCAACTGAAAGGCGCTAAAGGACCGGGCAATTTTAAAAACCTGTTTATGTATTCCGCAAACGGTAAAAAAGACGGCGTGCAAGTGATACCCCTTGCCGATGTTGCCGCCAAAGATGAATTTTTAAATATTAAAAATGTCAGCCGTGATGACGTGCTTGCCGCCCATCGCGTGCCGCCGCAGCTAATGGGGATAATCCCGAATAACACTGGCGGTTTCGGTGATGTGACAAAAGCAGCTGAAGTGTTTTTTGTCAATGAGATCCAACCGCTCCAAGAACGCTTGCAAGAACTGAATCAATGGCTAGGTGAAACCGTGATCAGCTTTAAAGATTACGAACTGTTGAAAGAAAAAGACGGCAACGTCAATCCCTAAATCTCATTTCACGCCTCAACTTTCCAACAAAAAAGCCCCGAAAGGGGCTTTTTTACGCCAGTAAAACAAGGTTTAATGCCTTGTTTTAAATAAATATTTCGACAAATTATTATACCATTTTCAACAAAAAAAGCACATAAAACAGCTATTTTCCACACTGATTTTTTCTACAAAAAACCTCAAAAAATCGCCACCAACCCCACGCCCGCGCGCTCGTATCCCCGCCACGCCCGCGCACTAAATATGTCGCTTTCAACTCAAATTCAGATCCTAGATAGATCCAAACGGTAACTGGTACTAAAGAGATCCAAACAATCAGATCTTTCAACGCAAAATAACGCACAAAAACGCAGGTTTCAGATCTTTTTTGTGAGCTGTATCAGATTTATTGATTTATCTCTTGTTTTTGATAGTGCGCACCATTTTGCACCAGAATGTATTTAGATCCTTGATCTAAAAATGGATCGTGTGCCGGCCCTAGGCACCACTGATAAGCATAATCTTTGTCTAGTATATACTGCATGTTAATACGTTTTATACTATAAAATCTTGCTGTATCTATAGAACATATCTTCACTCAAGAAAGTATGCTAAATCACATACCTCCTAATTGTACCTCAGATAGCTATCGGCTGTAAATCTATATCCAATAACATTCCGATAAAAAAGTATAGTTTTGAAGAGAACTACCAAGCATGCGAATGCTTTAATAACCATCAATTGGAAATGCTGTTCACGTTGTTTAAAAAAGCAAATAAAATAAGCGTGATAAATTCTCTATATTCAGCAGTGCATTGATTGTCTACCAAAACCACGAATATCTGTTTTATCTTCGTGTGGTAAAACTTATTAACAATTCTAGGATATCTTGAGGGCTTTCCCTCCTCTTAAAGCTTGATTTATTACACAACATTAGAAATGGTTTCACAGAATAATTGATGAAACTGGAAGATAAATTACTAGAAGTCATTTTGGTTTCGTATTTCTTCATCAAGATAATAGCGCCTCTGCGTTGTTTCCGTGCTTTTTGAAACTTTCTCTTGATAGCTAACAGCTCCTAAGGATACTTGTAGCCCGATGTTATATAGAACTGTAGGTGTACTAATTGATTGTTTTCGTTGCGCTGTTTAAGCGTTTTAATATTGTGTAACAACTAGCACTTTACTACATACGAATGCTCTCAGACAAACAGAAGTCAGATGCTTAATTTTGAATCTTCTTTTTCGCAAGTTGGTTGTTTGTGAATAATTTTGAAGTAAGCTATTGCTCTATCCATATGAAATTTCCTCAAACACTCATCTTGTTTATTGAGTGTTTGAGGACTGGAATATAATCTTAGATAATTATCTAATTATGAATATCATTAATTACATAAAATTCATATCATTCCCATTTCATTGTATGTGCATACCATTCTACTTTACCTTGAATTAATTCAGTTGTGATTTTTTCGGGTGCTAGATAGAGAGAATTATAAAGTAGATTATCACAATTGATAAATATTCCGCCTTGTACATCAAATTGTAATCGTCGGATAGTTTGTTGAGAGTTAATATTGACTAAGTATAAACCATCTTTAAGCCCCTCAATACATTTTAATCCATAGACAGATTGATACTGGAAAATACTAAGAAGCACAATATCACCGTTATAGATAGTCTTTTCCATGCCATCATCAGGCATCTTAAACATTTTTAACCTATCATTTTGAACTACAATTGTTAGCCTATTCTTTTCTATCCAATCAGTCCTAAATGCATAATTTTTTGCACTAGTTTGCTGTTCCGGTGATATGCATTCAATATACGTAAAATTTCTATCTTGCGTAGCTGTATCATCTGCAATGCTAAAACCCAAAAAAATTTGAGTTTTGAATGGCAGGGAGGAGTAGTGGTATTCGAATGCTCCACCTTGTATGCCTTTAGAAGATTTCCTTTTTTTCCAGTTTTCTATTTTGGCTTTTCTTGTCACATTGGTTGCAAGTTGCGGTAACCCAGCAATTCCTGCAAGATCTTTTGCTAAAAACCATTCTTTATTTATTGGCATAAAATATCCTTTAGATATTATAAATCAATATGTTAAACCATCAGTTTAATATTATTGAAATCATAATTGATTTTAATGTTGATTAATTAATGATTTTATAATATGATTTAAATCATTCTTGAATAAGTTGTTGTGTGATAAGAGATAAAATTTGTAGTAAGGATCGCATAAAATGTGATAAAAAAAAAGAAGTAACGATCAGTAGTCCAATGGCAGATTTAAGAATAATTAACTATGAAATGTACTAGGGAAGGGGGCTGCAAATAGCTCCCTATGAAATCTACAGTTACAATTATTTTTAAGGACTCAGTATGAATAATAAAATTTCTTTTAAAGGGTTATTACAAGAATTTTTATTTTATCGACATTTAAGACCTGAAACGGTCAAATGTTATAAAAAAGCAATCAAGCAGCTAACCGACTATGCCCCAGACCTATATCCTGATGATGTATCATCTACAATCCTTATAAATTGGAGAAACAATATTCTTAGAAGAGTAAAACCGACATCGTGGAATACTTATGTTAGACATTTGAGAGCTGTATTCTCATTCGGTATTGAGCAAGGACTTATATCTTTGAAGAAAAATCCATTTCAAAGAACATTTATTCGAGAAGAAAAATATAGAAAGAAAGTATATTCTGAAGAACAACTGATTCAATTAGAAAATTTCTTCAAGCAAAAAATAGTTGTTCCAGATTATTTAAAACCAATCTGGTTTATAGAGGCATTGGTAATGACTTTTCGCTATACAGGGATTCGTTGTTCTCAGTTACTACAATTACAGATTAAAGATATAAATTTGTCAAAAAGAGTAATTAATATTTCCCCTGAAATTAACAAAAATCATGATTATCATGTGTTACCTATTTCTGATAAATTATTTCCATACATTGTTAAACTCTTAAAGGAATTAAAAAGTAAATCCCAATCTTTAGATGATCAATTGTTTAATATAAATCTTTTCTCACATGTTGTGAAAAGGCAAGGATTACCAATGTCGATAAATCAGATAAACCATATCTTTAGAACAATATCTGAGCAAGTTGGTTTTAAGGTATCTTCGCATAGATTTAGACACACCATTGCAACACAAATTATGAAAGATCCTAAAAATCTTTATATTGCTCAAAAATTATTAGGGCATAAAGATTTAAAGGTTACTCTGAGTTACATTGAGCATGATGTTGATGCAATAAGGGATTATGTGAACTTATTATAAAAGTAATAAAGACATAATATTAATTTTACATTGATACAGTGAAATTTTTTGAGGGATATCCTAATCATATAGGTTATCCCTTTATAGTTTTTCAACATGTTTCCGAATCATATCAATATCATATTCAATATAGCATAAAGTCGTTTGTATGTTCTTATGCCCGAGTAATTTTTGGGTGATATAAACATTTTGAGGTTTTCTCATCAATTGTGTTGCAATGGTATGCCTAAAACGGTGAGGAGATAGCTTAAAATTTAAGTGCTTAGATAAAACTCTAAAAAGGTGTGTTAGCTGATCTGTTGTCATGATCTTATTTTTATTTCGAGTTGATTCTGAAAATAAATTAATATTAAATAATTGACTGTTTTTATTTGAATTTGATTTTCTATGCTCAACTATTAGCCTTTCTAAATGGGGATGAAGCTTTTTATTGATTGGGATTATATAGTAGTTGTGGTTTTTATTGATTTCTTCTGATATGAAAATTGTTTTTTGGCTTAAATCAATATTGCTAATTTTTAATTTTAGTAGCTGTGAGCGACGAATTGCTGTAAAGCGTAATATATGTAAAATTGCTAAAGTAAACCACCAAGGTTGTAGGTAATTAGGAATAATAGTGATATATAAATCCGGTGTGATTAATAATTTATCTAAATATTGTAGTTGAACCTGAGGAATCAATTTATGTTGAGATTTTTCTTTTCTAACTTGGGTTTTAGAAAAAGGATTATCTAATCTATTGACTAAATGGTATTCGATAGCAAAGTTAAATATTGCATGGCAATGACGCGAATAAGTATTCCACGAAGTGTTTTTTATAGATTGTAAAAGATCGTTACGCCAAAAAATAACTTGCTCCCTAGTTAATTTTTCAGATGAAATGTAAGGATAATATTTAATCAAAAGATTTACTATTTTTTGATAACTTTTCTTTGTATCTACTCTATGTTGCTTATCAAAATAAAATTTATCTAATATTTTTTGAAAAATTTGTTTTATTTCTATAGCTTGTTCTTTCGAAAAAATATCCAAATTTGATATGGTTTTATTATCGTATAGGTTTCTCATAATTTTTCTCCTTTTCTAGTATATTAAGAGAATAGAATGCCCTTACACGTAATTGATAAGCATGCTGTTTAATTTAGTTAATCAAAAATATTTCCTAAGTATTTCATTAGATTATTTAGATTTCAATAGCGAATGATTGATTTTGTGATATGCTTAACATATTGATTTGCGATAGAAATTTATCTTGACAGAATATTATTACATTTTTAGTATTGGAATAGTAAATGACTCTAAAAGAGTGGATGTGAGTGAAAGCTATTATATATCTGGAAGAGGGTATTTTTAATTAGGGCTAACTTAGATTTATCTTGATGACTTAAGATAGCCCTTAATACTGTATCCTAATGATAGTGAATTTGAAAGCTTTATGCTTAAATTTCAAAATCGGATAGTGATTTTCCATTGTTTAATGCTGTTTGAATTGCTTTTGGTGTTCTACCTTGTCCAGTCCAAGTTTTTGACTTACCATTTTCATCTGTAAAGTGATACTTTGCTGGGCGAACAACTCGCTTTTTACTTTTTGCTGTATGATCCTCTAACAGTATTGAGGCTAATTCTTCTTTGCTCAATCCACTGTTATTTAAATACTCTTTGAACGAAGTGATTTTTTGCAAACGCTGTTCTTCTTGCTTTTTGAGTATCAAAGATTCTTCTTTTTTCTCTATGATAACGCTAGTAAATTTTGCAGAGATAGCTTCTAATTGTTCTAACGAGAGATCTTTTACCAAGGTGCGTAGCTTACGAAGATTTGAAAGTGCTTTAATTAATTCATTCATAATTAATCCTATAAAATTAAATGTAGTAAGAGGAGCCCCATAGTATGAGTACTATTTGATATTTTAATGTGGTTATAATAAAAAATAAATAGTATATGTTAAATTAATAACCAAGACTGAATATGATTTTTAATACTTTATTTATAATTCCAGGTTTATGAAATAGAGCTGGTCGCCATCCCAAACATACCGCACTTTGGTTTGTCGTTCACGACAGGCTTTCTCAATCCGTCTGCCGAGCGCATCATATTTGTAATACCAGGTTTGCCCGTTGGGTAGCGAAAGGCAGGTGAGTTGGTTTGCNCCGTTCCANTGGTANCGGGTTTCCCGTTGGCGGTAACCGTGTTTGAATTCGGATTTGTGNGTNAGCCGTCCGGCGTTGTCGTAGGTGTACTGNGTATCGCCTATCCGCTGTAAGCGGTTGCCTTTTTGGTATAAATCCGGGTTGCCAACCTGAATTTGTTCATGATAGCGTGCGCTAAACGGGTCGCTGATTAAGCCGTAACTCGGCAAGCCGATGTCTTGTTTATTCAGATAGCCGTTGGCATCGTAAGCATAACGTTCTTGCAGGCGGTCTCGTTCAACCACTTCCGTAATTTGNTTATTCCGATTGAGACTAAAGCTCAGGCGTTGTTGTTTGTCTTGTGTGNCAANGGTGTTTAAGGCTTTATCGTAGCGATAGTGTTTGTCGATTTGGGCAAAGCTCGGGCTCTCAATGCCGGTGGCACGCAGTTCGTCGCGATTAAAAAAGTGCTGCGGCTCGTAGCCTGCCCGTTGTTGCAACGGCAAACCCATACTGTTGTAG